ATCTCCCCACGAATTCCACCGAGAAAATTATCGAGGCTTCCATGGACGTGCTGGCCATCCAGACACGATTGAAAGCGCTTGGCTTCAATCCAGGCCCTCTTGACGGCGATCCCGGGACGCAAACCGCGCGCGCCGTCCTGGCATTCGAGCGAGCCAAGGGGCTCGCCCCCGATGGCAGAATCGATCAGGCCATGGTTGCCGCCCTGTTTGCCGGGCTGGACTTCAAGGAGCCACCCTGGCTCACCGCGGCGCGCAAGGATCTTGGGATCCGCGAGGGGGTCGGTGCGGCCGATAACCCGCGGGTCGTTCAGATGTTCGCCGAAGCCGGACATCCAGAAGTCAAACACGACAGCGTCGCCTGGTGCGCAGCCGCTGTCGGCGCCTGGCTCAAACGCGCCGGCATCAAGGGCACCGGTTCTCTCTGGGCGCTGGATTACCTGAAGTGGGGCGTGGCGCTGCCTGGGCCGATCCTCGGCGCAATCGCCGTCAAGAAGCGGCAGGGTGGCGGTCATGTCACGCTCGTTGTCGGCGCCAGTTCCGGACGCGTCTTCTGCCTCGGCGGCAATCAGTCCGACTCGGTCTCGATCGCCGCTTACGACGCCTCGGTGTTTGTCTATCGCTGGCCGGCCGGCGTTCGCATTCCGAGCCCAGCCCTTCCGCTTCCGAAGACGATATCCGGCGCCCGTGCCGGCTTATCGGAGGCCTAGAAGGGCAAGGCATCGGCTCCTTAACTGCATAGATGGGCCTCAATCATGCCTCTGGAAATCATCTGGAGCGCCCTCGGCTTGGCGGCCGAATTGATGGCTACAGCCGGCGTGCTTGGCCTGCTCTGCCTATCCCTTTCCCATTTCCTTGACTGACCGCGCCCGGCGGCACCGGGCAATTTCCCTGATCAGGAATCCAACACGATGAACCGCTTCTATCTCGCGGCGCTGCTGGCGTTCGCGCTAGTGACGTCTGTCTTCTTCCACCCCATCGTCGGCCTGGTGGTCTTTGCCGCCGGCGTCGTCGCCCCAATGCTTCCTGCCTATGCCTGGGCTGGCGCTGTGGCGTTCGTCGCTCTGGTTGCTCCGGCATGGGCAGCCGACGACACCACCGTGTCCCTCGGCGGCCTTGTCACGGCCCTGCTTCCGTATTTCGAAGCCGCTGTCGCTGCCCTGCTCACGGCTTTGATTGCCTGGGCCGCTCAGGCCATCCAGAAGTGGCTTGGCATCCAACTCGATCAGTCCAGCCGTGATGCCCTGCATAGCGCCGCGATGACGGGCGTCAACATGGCCCTGTCCAGGCTCAGCCAGTCCGCCGCCAACCTCACCTTCGATGCAAAATCGGCCGTCATCGCCCAGGCGATCGAGTGGGTTGAATCCAGCGTTCCCGACGCGCTGAAGCATTTCGGTCTGACGCCGGAGCAGCTCGAGGCTCTGATCGAATCCAAACTCGGCATCGCTGCCGCTGCCGCCACGCCGGCCGTTGTTGCGCCCGCGCCGGCGCCTGCGGGATGAGCGCATTCTTCAAGGCCTTGCTGGAGGCGCTGCTCAGCGGCGTCGCCAGCGCTCTCCTTGGTTGGCGGGACAAGGCGAAGGCCGACAAGGACGCTGACACCGCCGCGGTCGAGACGGCCGCCAACGAAACCCAACAGGTCATTACCGGGGTCGCAGATGCGCGCTCGCAACTTACTCCTGCTGGCTCTGCTGGCGATCTGGCTGCCCGGTTGCGCGCACGAGCCGCCGCCCAAGGCAGTGGTAACGGTGGCGGCGAAGACGACAAACCGGCAAGCTGAGATCAAGCGCCAGCTCGCGCCGATTTGCCCGAACCCGTTACCGGCGGCATCGCTCAATCGAGCCGCCGACTATCTCGATGCACACCCCGATGCACTCCCACTGATCGGGGATCTCGACAAATTGGATCGCGAGGCCAGGCTATGCCGAGGCCTTTCACCCGGTCCTTAAGGGACAGGCTGCGCAATGGCACAGCACCGCTTCGTCGCGTTCTGGGGATAGGGATGATGGCACGTTCGTACGGAGAGGCTGAGCTCCATCGCTCTGTCGGTGAGCTCGATGCTCGCGTTGAGATGCTGCAGGAGGATATGCAGACGCTCATTACCGAGCTGAAGCAGTCGAGCCTTGAAAATCAGCGGATCTTGCAGAAGCTCGACAAAGTCGAGAACAAGCTCGATCCGCTACCGGACGCCGTGGCGAAGCACGATAGCCGGATCGGGAGGCTCGAGCAGTTCGACGGCAAGCTGATGGGCGTTGTCACCCTGGGCGGCCTGACAATCTCAGCGATCGGAACCGGCTTCTGGATGCTGATTACCAATTTCTCAGCCGTCGTTTCGTTCGCCAAGAAGCTGTTTGGCTGGATGCCATAGGCACCGCAGATATTGATTTGTCGCCGCACTGACAGCGGCACACTGGCCCCTGGTCCTTCGGGATCGGGGGCGCTTTTTGCGTTTTAGATCCGGCTTGTCTGGGCGGAATCGATCCCGTCAAAAACCCTTCACAGCTCTTTGCTTGGCAAGCTCCAGTGCCTCGGGGAGCGAGTGGAAATTGGCTCTGATATATTTCGCATTTTGTTTCATGTATTCCACTACGTCGTTCACAAGATCGTCGAATGCGCTTGAATTAAAACGCGGGTCTGACGAGTTTGTTATCAAGTCGGTTTCAACAATAAGCTCAATCTCGATAGCGCTGCTTGGGAGAATTCTTACGTTATCCCAACAGGTGATTGCATTTGGATTGTTGATTTGTATGAGCATGGCCTCTTCCCAATGGCTTTTGTTCAGCCTCAATCCATCCACGGCGGTTTGGATCTGCGCGAGGGTGGTGCGGTAGCAAGACGTCACTGGGCGTGACTACGATGTGAAATGCCCCTGCCAAGGGAAATTGAGGAACTGTGCCGACTCTTGTGCGGCGGATATCCACCGTCTGTTCTCGCTTGTCCGACTTGTCGGAGCGGAAAACGCAGATATTTCAAGGTAGTGCTGGCTGGGGCGGGAGGGTTCGAACCTCCGAATGGCGGAATCAAAATCCTATCGTCCATTGTTGGGTCGCATTGATTTCATTCACGATTTCCGACTTATCCGCTTACCCTGTGCCGGTTTTTGTGCGGCGCGCTTCCCTTGAGCGGGTCTCGTAACCTCCGACAGATCGTGCGATTTGGCCTCAAAACCTGTGCCGGTTTTTGTGCCGGCCGCCTCGCGCCGGGTCTCCACCTCGAGGAACGCATAGGCCTTCTCGGTCTGCTGTAGCGTAGAGTGGCCGAGTTGGTCACGCACCATCTCCAGGGACCAGCCGAGATCCTGCAGCAGCCGGCAGCCATGGGTACGGCGCAGATCGTGCCAGATCAGATCCGGCACCTTCGCCCGGGTAGCCGTCAGCTTCAGCGCGCGGAGCAGATGGCGGAACCGATTCCCATCCTTGTCCGATAGCTTCTTCCGGCCGCGCTTGATGCCGTCGGCCGTGTTCTTCGATGCCCCGTGGAAGAAGACATACTTGCTGCGGAAATGCCGCGGGATCGTCCGGAGCACGGCCACGGCCTCGTCGAGCAAGATCGCGGTCCGGTCCCGCTTGCCCTTGGTGATCTCCTTGGGGATGACGACTTGGCGTTGATCGAGGTCGACGCGATCCCAGGTCAGGGAGAACTGCTCCTCCTCCCTGAGCCCCGAATAGATCGCGAAGAGGATAGCGTCGCGGACACGCGGAATCGCGGCCTCCAATAGGCGAGCTTCCTCCGCATGCGACAGATATCTGGTCCGCGGCGGGCTCTCTTTGAGGCCGCGTTTCTTTCGGGCTTTCAAGAATGCGCTGACGGGGTTGAGCTCGATCCACTCGTTTTCCATGGCGAAGGAATAGATCGAGCTCAGGCAGGCCATGTCCCGGCGTATGGTCGGTGCAGATGCGCCCATGCTCCGGCGCCAGGTCTCGAATTCCTTCAGCTCCTTGGTGCCGATCGCCGCGAGCTGCAGCAGCCCCAGCTTGTCATCGAGCCATTTGATCGAGACGCCGTAACGCTGGATGCTCTTCGGGCGCAGTGTTGGCAGGTGCTCGCGAATGAACGCGTCGGCTGCTTCGTTCAGCGTGACCTTGGGCCGTTTGCCCCACGTTTCGTCGTCGAGCTCGTCGAGCCAGACCCTAAGACGCTCGCGAGCGAGGCTCTCAGATCGAGTTTCGAGGGAGCGCCGAAGCTCTTGGCCGTTCTTTTGGGCGCGGCCCCACCATGTCTTGCCCCTGAGATAGACGTTGGCCATTCCCGCACCTCTATGACCTGACCATCCCACCAACGGCGGAAGGCGGCAAGATCAAACACCCACTGTCCATGATGGCCAGATGGTTGGCGGGCGCCGGGGATCTTGCCCTGCGACGCCTGCCGGATCCAATGACGAGGGGTGAAACCGAACTCGTCTGCCAATTGCTGAGCCGAGACGTGCTTCACCGCCGCTCTTCCTCCCGCGTTGCCCTGGCCACAGCATCCTTCCAACTCACCCGGCGCTTTGCTGGCTGGATCTCCCTGCTCGTCGCCGGCATCTGCTGCGTGCGCTCGAAATGCAGCCGGTAGCTGTCAGGAAGATAGGCCCAGAGGTTGAAGGACTTGAAGTAGGCGCTCGTGAGGCGGATGCGCTCCCCGAAGATGTCCAGCAGGTCGTTGTGATCGACGAAGAAGGACTCGGCACCCTCACCATTGGCAGTCAGCACCACGATCCGCTTGCCATATTTGGGGCGGACATCGAAGGTGTGCCAGGGCGAGGCAGACGGCGCGGGCTTCGCCGGGGCAATGTAGGGCGAGCGCCGCTTCTCGACGATGACGGGCGGACGCTTCGTCATGAAGAGCGCTCCTCGTCGCACAGAATGCGCAGCAGCATCCCCACGTGCTCAGGTACCTTGCGATAGCCGCATCCGTAATTTTCAACAGCATTGCGGCTAAGACCGAGGAGTTTTGCGAGGCGATCGGCGGTCAGACCGAGCTGCCTTCTCCGCGCGCGGAATTCATCTTTGCTCATTGCCCCGCGGGCCGCCTTGAATCGCGCAAACAATTCAAGCTGCCGCGCCGTCAGATCCGCCATCGCATTGGGCGCACGATAAGCTTCGGTGAAAACTGGCCGATGTTCATTCGTCACGGCACCACCTCGAGCTTCGGATTGATCGTCACCTGGGAAACGATGCGGGCAATTATTGCCGGCCGGCCGAACTCCAGTGCTTTCCGCTCGGCTTCGGCGCGGGTCATAGTGGTCGAAGCCTCGTCGGCCAGGATCCAGACGTAGGAGGCGCTGTCATCGGAAGTAGCCGCCGCGCCAAGGTCACGTTCGCCATTCCCGGTCGCCAACCATTCGAGGCTGGTCCGCAGGCCGTCGGCGATTGCAAGCAGCGTGTCGATACGCGGAAAGTAATTGGGGTGGTGCGCTCCGACCCGGAGGATATTCCGGACAGCGTCAGATCGGTAAATCCTGGCCTCAAGGGCGTTTGCCGTCATCCCGCGAAGGTCGAGCAGTTCACGGATCCTGTCGGCGATCGGAGATGCATAAGCTTTGGGCCGTGCCGCACCGTCGGTGTCGCCAGCCTCGCCCACAAGAAGCCGCTGCCATGGTATGCCGAACGCTGCTCCGTATAGCTGGGCATCGTGCTCGTCAAAATTGTTCTGGCCGTTCTCATGCGCGGCATATGTGCTTCCGGCCACACCAATGAACTTCGCCGCGGCGGCTGCCGAGCGAAAGCCGGCGGCGGTCCTGGCAGCCCGGAGCCTGTCTCCCTTGGTGGTCGGCTGAACGATGTCGCCTGTCCTTACGCCGGCCTTCTTCAGAAACTCCGGGTGATCCTGCATGTCGGCGACGTCGTGCTCGACCGGGATTCGAAGCGACCTCATGCCGGCTCTCCCTCGGTCGTGCGGAGAACCCGGGTGACCTGTTCAAGCGCTGCCGGTACGTGCTTGCTGGCGAGATCGGCAAGGATGTCCCCGCGCTGATCCTTCCAGAGCAACTGGATCGCCTCGCCCAAGAAGAGCCAGCCGACTTCCTCGTCGGACGCGCCCAGGCGGCGGAACTGCTGCGAAATGATCTGCAGGTCGAAATAGAGCTCGCCGGCGCGGGACGTCTTGTCCCACTGGGGGCGGTGCTTCGATAGGTCGACGACGTTCGTCATTCTCTTGCCTTCGAAATGTCTTGTGCGATTGCGGCGCTGGCCTGCAGCTCGATCTGTGCGGCGCTGGCGCGGGGCGTGGCGAGGCGGTCGTCCTGGCCGTTGAGCCAGCCATGGCGATAGCTGGCGCTGCGATTGGCGAGGGACTCGGGCAGCTGGGGGCGGTCGTCGCCCCAGCCATCGATGTAGCCCTCGGTCATCTCGATCTCGAACACGTGCGGATCGAAGTGGACAGGGTTCTTCAAGTGGTCACCCTGTTTTCGATCGAGGCGGGCGCGTGCCTGAGCGGTTGCTTCGAGACGGGCTGTTCGGGAACAATCTCCTCGACGAGGTCATGATCTGGAGAGCCACTGGTCGAGCGCCCATCCGCATCCCAGATACCGCCCCTAAAGTCGTCGGAGAACATGAGACCCCGACCGTCCATCTGGGATAGTGGATTGGTCTTGGTGCCGTCCCGCTTTCGGTAGGCACGATTGGCGCGGAGCCTGATCCGAGGACGCTTGATCGAAACATCAGGAATCGTATGGATTGCCTCGATCAGACGATCCATCTGGGCAAGGATCCTGTCGGTCCAGTCGCAGCTCCTGCGCGCGATCCGGGCCTGTGTTGCCAGACCATGCACGGACTGCGGTGGCTTCGATAGTGCCCACTCTTCGTAAGCAGCGATGCGGCTGCAGAGCTTGTCGATCTTGGCGTCGTTAGCAGGGTCGTCCTTGTCGAGACACTCCAGCTCGTGATCCAGATCCCGGAGGAGGTTCTCGCAGGCGACAAGTTCCATGTCGGAAATTCGGCGGACGCGCTTGGTCATTGAGGCGATCCTTCCAGCTGTCTCAGCTTTGCGAAGGCATCGTCGAAGACCTTTTTGGCATCACGGATTAATCTGGCCGCATGGGCGGCAGCGAAGGCAACGCGCTCCCATTCCGAATCGTGCAGCTTGAAGGTGAGAAGTTCGCCATCCGTTTCTGGACGTGCGAAAGCATCCTCCAATAGGCCAAAGGCGATGTCAGCCATATTCGCCGCATCGCACAGCGGCCCGTCGATATCCCACATCCCCTGCGCAAGGATAACATCGCTGCGGGATGCGATGGCCGTCGAAGCGGTCGGGTCGATATCAGCACGGATATTCATTGGGCGTCTCCAGCGTTGAGGAAACCAGCCGGGAATTCGCCGGCTAAGAGTTGGTCGACGGTCATCGTCTCGATCGGCGGATTGTCGATGCGAGCGGCCATCGTGCGGAGGAGGTCGGCGAGCACTTTGGTGCTCTCGGGTGTGTGGGTCGCTGTCAGGCCCGTGGCGGCGATCAGATCGAGCCTATCGGCGAGAGGCCCCACAAACTGGCCCCAGCCGCCGGCGCGCGGGTATGGAAGATCGGAGGCCATCACTCAAGCCTCTGCCGGCAGCAGGTCGTCGACGAGAGAACGAATGGTTTCCCGCTCGATCTCAAGTTCGGCAATTGGCTGTTTCCAAAGGCGCGGCCATTCATCCTTGACGAGCATGGCTTTGACCGCGAGACCGGCCGTCGTCTTTGCGCGACAGGCTCTGATTTTGGCCCTCAGAGGCCAGTCGAGTTCGTAGAGCTCCTCATCGCGAAGCTCTAGGCGGTTGAGGCCCGAGGTCTCGTCAAACTCGTCGAGGGCTTCTCTCCATTTGGCGGCCGCCTTCTGAAGCTCGGTCAGGCGATGGCTTCTCTCCGCTGCATGCATATGCTGCTCAAGATGCTTGATCTCGGAAATTCGAAATGGACAGAAGGTCTCGCCGTCGCTGTCCAAAATTCCGCGCCCGAACATCACGATATCGAGCGCGCCAGCGGACAAGCCAGTGCGATCAGCATGGATCAAATCCCGCTGCTCAGTCAGTCGCTCGACTTGCTCTTCGATCCGCTGGCGTTCGGCCCGGATCGGTGCAAGCTGTGCCCCCAGCGCCAGCAGCTCAGCGTCAGGGTGCACCAGCGCCGCGCCGGCCGCGCTCTCCAGGAACTCCAGGGTGCGACGGATGACGCTGCCGACGTTGCAGCCGTCAAGCTCGCGCCCGGATTCGTCTAAGGCGAAGGTCAGGGCCGCGATGGCACCCTGGACGGTCTGGATTGCCGGTGCTCTATCCGAAAGTCGGCAAAGATAGGGGGCATAGGTCTCTTCGGCCGCCCGGCCGCTATACGGACCATCGGTGACTTCGTCGGGCAGCTCGTTATAGGCCTTGCAGCCATCCTGGTACGCCTTGATCAGGCGAATAATCGGCTCGTCGGCATCGTGCAGTTGCACGGGGGCGGGCACCGGCAACGCGGCGGCCGGCGCGGAAACAACCTGCATATTCATGTGGCTCTCCATCCGGGGCGAGGCCCGGTATGGAGATCATATTATCTGTAAAAATGCAGACGTCAATGATGAATATGTATTTTTACAGAGATCGATATACGAACCTGACGTGACCTACGAATTTGACGTCAGTGCTCACTGGCAGGCCATCCTCGCCAATATCGACCTCAAGCGCTCCTCCCCACTTCGGGTCTGAGCTGACGTATTTGAAGGTCAGTTTGCTTCTAGTTTCTCTTTCTATTCGCATAGCCGAGCGCTCTTTCAGAAATCCCTGCTGTTGCTCGATAATGTAAATGCTTCCTACAAAATTCATTTCGACCTGTCCGGTGTAAACACATCTCAATGACTGTCCAGGAATGGCGATTTTATTCAGAGAGCTTCCGCGAACTATCATATCAAATTGTCGATCTGGCTCGGTTTTGCCGAGAACAGGGAAATAATCGGTGAAATCAATCGGGCCCTGAGTTTCCGTTCTGGTGTCAACCCACACGCCAGGATCCACATAACCGAGTACGGGGATCAGGGTCTCTTCCTCGAGATGGATCGCTGTCTTGTTAGATTTCGTACTGCCGAACCCTAATAAGTCCTCAGGCGTCCAATGTAATGCGCTCGCAAGCTTTTCGAAATTTCGCCCTTGAACGCTAGATTTTCTACCATTCAAAATGTCAGTAATAAATCCGCTTTTCAACCCAACCGATAAGGCTGCTTGTGTCGGGTTAATTTCTAGCTCTGTTAAGCGCCGCCTAACTTTCTCAGCTAGCTCCATAGCTTTGTTTTGTCGCTGCTTATACCAATCCGGCAGCTCATCGTCTGACATCGGGTCCACGCCTCCTCTTGTGAGTCGTGGAATTATCCAGACATCGGTGGCGAAAAGCCATCTGGACTTTTCCCGATCAATGTGCAAAATTCCAGATATTCAACCGAGTTCAGAATGTCATGGAAGAGATCCTTCGAGGTCACCTTGTGTCGCTAGCGACCGTCTACTCGCAGGCGACCGGTGCTTCCTTCACCGCAATCGGGAGCCGGGCTGTCAACTACTCCTATTTTTTCAATAGGGTGGCGGATAGGAACGTCTCGCTCACGCTGCGTACGTATGACCGTGTGGTCGCTTGGTTTTCGGAGAATTGGCCAGAAACAGCGCCTTGGCCTGACGGGATTCATCGGCCTGCGGGCGCCGAGCAGGCCGCATGATCACCGCACCTCACCTCCAGCGCTCAGGGCCGAATATCGGTGTCCGATACCGGCGCGGGGGTAGGCGGTGCTGTTCAGTCCGCCTGACCTTCCGCTGCTTCGCGGATTGGTTCCGATCTCGCTTAGCCATCTCGGCAATCCAACGCATTTCGTCTCCTTCGAGATAGCGCGTCTCCCGGCAAGTTGCCGCGCCGTCCTCAGTTCAGTCACAGGTATTGAGCCATGCTCACCGATATATCGCCGTACGCAGGAACCTCACCAGCGATGCGAAAAGCATCGTTGGAGATTGGCAGAGTGTACGATACCTCGAATTCAAGGCCGAGACGGAATAATTCCTTTTTCGGAATTTACACCGGTGACGAACTTCGCGATCGAGTCGTCGCTTTTCTTCGTAAGATCTATGCAAACAAGCCTGCTGACAACGCAGCGGCAGATATCGGTTTGCCGCCTGACACCGTGAAGAAATGGTTCGCCCAGCAGAATTCTCCCAATGGGCTGGCCGTTATTCGCCTGGTCGGCGCCTACGGGCCCGAGCTTCTGTGCGCGATCATGAAGGATCCGCCTGACTGGCTCGACGAGACCAAGCGGGATCGGGAACGCGCCGCCTTGCGAGAACAGCAGGCTCGGATCGCCAAACGCCTGGAGCAGCTTTCTTGAGAGCGATCGCGATCATCTTGCTCGCCGGCCTCGACGCCGTGCTCATCTTTCTCGCCCGCGGTGGCCATTGGTTCAGCGTCTGGTGTGTCGGCGGGTCCGACGCAATCCGGAAGCTCATCACAAAATTGAAGCGGTAGGGGAGAGGCGGCGTGCTGGAACCTCCAACCCGTTTCGACCTGGTCCAGATCCTGAGTGCCGCTCTGCGCGAGCTGGCGACGGATCTCGGCTATCGCATTTCTGATAGCGCCGAATGCTCCGACACGGTGGTGTTGGAGACGGCGAAGACGATTGACGGCCGCTCTGTTGAGCTTGTGGTGTCGATGGAATTCCACGGCGCTGCGCTCCAGATTGCTATCACCATCGACCCCATCGGCTGGGATCAGAAGACCTCCGCTCAGATAGACGCCTATTTCGGCTGGGCCCACCGGCAGAAGGGCGCCGGCATCGTTCCTGTCCATTTTACCGGTACCGAGATCAATGCGGCGCCGCTGCTGTGCGCCGACCAGATCCTGAACCACGTCATCGATTTTCAGACCGGCCGCATCGTCGCGGCAGCATCGGGTGCAGCATGAGCGTCGTGAACTTCCCCCAACCACGGAAGCCTAGAATGTCCAGCGACCAGGACTATGACGACAATAATCCGTTCCCGGGCGAGAGAGGAATCGACCCCTATGAGGATCTCAGGCAGGTCGTCATTCCAGACCAAGCTGCGGTATCGATCCTGATTAAGGACGACGAGATTGAGTTGGCCCAGGCTGTGCCGACTTCCGAGCAAGGGTCCTGCGAGTTCGACCATTACATCATTCGGATCCAGCCCCAGAACATCGATGCGCTTATCCGCGCCCTGCGGGGGGCTAAGCAGCGGTACGCGTTATTTCCCAGCCCTCTCGACAAAGTCACTGACGCAGAACTGTCGCGCCCTCTCACCGACGAAGAGATGCCGCTGTAATGGCTCGTTGGTGTCGCTCCTTTGACGGGACCGTATCGGATCCCAAGCCAGCTGAGGCCGCGATCGTCCGCGGGTCGGTGCCGGCATGAAGGGCGAGTTCTACAAGATGGAATATGAGTCCTGGGACGAGGGGACAGAGCTCCTGACCCTTGAGCAGGAAGGCGCGTACCTGCGCTTTTGCCACCAGATGTATCGGCGCAAGTCCCCCGTCGTCGATGACAAGACTGCTCTCGGACGGCTCTGGAAATGCCACCCCAACAAGGCAGTGAAACTCCGCAACGACCTCCTCCTGGCCGGCAAAATTGTCGAGACAGGCGACGGACACCTGACCAACACCCGGGTGACACAGGAGCTAGACGCACGGGAGACAGTGTCGACACAGAAGTCACACATCGGCAGGACAGGTGGAATACGCAGCGGGGTATCTCGTCGTAAGTCATTGAAAAATAACGATGTGAGTGAAGCAACTGCTTCAAGCAAAACGAACGAGAGAAGAGAAGAGAAGAATAGAGAAGAAGATCTCTCTGTAGCCTCTCTTGATGATCCAGGCCGGGAAGCCTCGCCAATGGGCTCGGCCACAAAGCCGTCGGTTTCGAAAAATAGTCGGGGCACTCGATTGCCTTCCGACTGGGCCCTGACCCCGGAATGGCGAGCATATGCGGAGCAACAGGGGTTCGCCGGCATCGAGATCGAACGCATGGCCGACCGGTTTTCCAACTACTGGCGCGCCGAGTCGGGGAAAAAGGCCGTGAAGCTCGACTGGTTCGCGACCTGGCGAAATTGGGTCCTGAACGATCTCAACCGCAGGCCAGACCAGAGGAATACGCCAGGAAGATCGGCCCAGCAGTCGATGCCTGGCGTGCATTGGAGGCCCTTGTGACATGCCCGACTACCGCACCCTGCTCGGCCGTGTCCGGTGCGACCCATCCACGTTTCACGGCAGTCGAATGTTCCTCTGCCCTGAGTGCTCTCACCTTCGGAAGAAAAAGGGAATCAAATGCTTATCGGTGAAATCGGAGCCAGAAGGGTTCGTTTTCCACTGCCATCACTGCGGATGGTCCGGAGGTGAGCGGCATGAACACGGCAGTGCTTGGCCCCCTAGGAATCAAGGCGTTCGAAGCCAGGGGCATCAACGTCGAAACGGCGGTGAAATTCGGGATCTATACCGCTCGCACCACCGGTGACATCTCACCCGGAAAACCGATCTTGGCCGATCCGAACGGCAATATCGTCGTTTTTCCGTTCGTCGAACATGGCAACGTTGTTGCCGAGAAGTATCGGGCACCGAACAAGGTCTTCTGGCAGCGAAAGGGAGGCAAACGAACCTTCTGGAATTCCGATGTCCTCGACGATCCCGCCCTGGAAGCCGGTACCGCTGCCCTGGTTATCACCGAAGGTGAGATCGATGCGTTGACGGCGATCGATTGCGGCTTCCCCTTCACGGTGTCGGTGCCGGATGGAGCGCCGGCCGTGCGAGACGGAGAGAGCCCAAGCGATCTCAAGCCCACAGATCCCGAGACCGAGAAGACAGGAAAGTTCGAGTTCGTCTGGAACAACCGGGAGCGTTTGAAGAAGATCAAGCGGTTCATTCTGGCGGTCGATAACGACGACCCAGGAAAGCGCCTCGAGGCGGAATTGTTGCGGCGTCTGTCTGCCGCGCGATGCATGTTCGTGACTTATCCAGAGGGGTGTAAGGATCTCTCGGATGTCCGCCAAAAATACGGTGCAGAGGCTGTCGCAAAGTGCCTGAACGGCGCCATGCCATACCCCGTGCGAGGCCTCTATCGCCTCGATGATTATCCCGAACTGCCTCAGCCGGAAACCTTCTCCACCGGCTTCTCCGATCTCGACAGCCATCTGAGGTTCTGGCTGGGCGAATTGGTGGTTGTCACCGGCATACCTGGCAGCGGAAAGAGCTCCTGGATCATCAACGTCTGTACGAGAATGGCGACGCTGTACGGTTGGACGGTCGCCATGGCCTCATTTGAGATCCCGACAGTCCCGACCTTGCGCGACAAGATCCGGATGGCCAAGACCGGCCTGCCCCCTGAAGGCTGGTCCAACATCTCCAAATGCGACGCCTGGATAAGGCAGCATTTCGTCTTCATCGATGACGATCCTACGGGGGATGACGATGAGGAAATGACCCTGGAGTGGGTGCTCGACCGTGCTGCAGATGCTGTCTTGCGGGATGGAATCCGGATGCTCGTCGTCGATCCCTGGAACGAGATCGAACATTCCAGGCCACGCGGCGAGAGCGAGACTGATTATTACAACAGGGCCGTGAGAGCATGCCGACGTTTCGCGGCTCGCTACCAGGTCCTTGTGATTATCCTTGCCCATCCCACCAAGGATGTTGGCAAGGACGGCAGTGCCCGTGTCCCCACTCCCTACGACATTGCCGGCAGCGCAGCATGGTTCAATAAGCCAGACCATTGCATCACGGTCGACGTTCCAGACGCCCACAACAACGAGACGGTCATCTGGGTAAAAAAGGTTCGCTTCAATTGGTCGGGCAAAAGAGGGGATGTGACCCTTCGATACCTTCCTTTGATCGAGAGCTACGACACCCTGCACGGCATGACACCGGTATGGAAGCTCCCGAAGGACGACCCTCGGGGGAAAGGCAACGAAAAATCGAAAAGCGAGAAACTCCTATGATCGCATTGATCCCAGAAAAGAGGGCGATGGTAGTCTGGAACACGATCGGAACAGGCGTTCAGCCAAGCGATGACGTCGTGGTGCATGAGTATCGCGATGCCAAGATGACCTTGGGCACCCATGATTGCAGCGCCGGAGCGTGCGGTGCTGGCTGGTGCGAGGCCGATCATCCCCGCGATAATCCAGCCGGTCTTTTTGCCAGCATCATTTTTGACGCTCCGGCTCCAGCCAGCCGACCGGTCATTCGCGCGTGGCTGGAGCAATTTGCGAAAATCGACAGCTGTGAATGGGCCCGACAGATGCTTATGCAAATGGTCGAGTTCGATCGCCGGAATCGGGGGGCAGAGTGACAGAGCCCCCCTTCAGCGCGCTCTCAAGGCGCGAGAAGCTCGCCCGTATCCTGCCGATGCTGGAGGAAGGCTGCTCCTCCCAGGAGATCGCCGACCGTGTCGGCATGACGCGCCAGGGCGTATGCAGGATGCTGAAGCGCGCCGATATCCCCATCGGCCGCCGCGGTGCCACCCGGCGCGTTGGCGCTTTCATTCCGCACCGGACATTCGGCGTCATCGCCGAGATCGCGAAGGAGGCCGGCGTGTCACGGTCGACAATGATCAAGCGCATCGTCGAGGCAGTGTGTTCGTCGCCGACCGACGCGCGGCGGTTCCTGGGTAAACTGGCGCGCTGAGGGCAATATCTTGAACGTGCACACTTCGATCTGGACACCCGACCTCGTTAAGAAATGCATGGTCGACGCCTTCAAGACCCTGAGGCAGATCCCGGGCAATGTTGGGCCGGCCGGCTTCAAGACCGGCTGGCCGGCGATCGTGCGAGAGATGGAAGAGCTCTGGTATTCCCAGCCCGATCCCGCCGCGGAAACCCGGCTTCCGCCGAACAAGGCAAGGATCGGCCTCATGGAAGAGGCGTTGCGTTGGCCGGCCCGCTACCTGCTCGATTTTCCAAAGGGCGCCGACGCCTTGAACCTCTGGGCAATCTGCAAGGCTTGGCGCATCAACATGGAGGCGGTGCTGGAGGTTAGGTCGGAAAAGGCCAAGGCCATTGCCAAGATAGCCGAGCGCGAGATCAACGAGCGGCGTGCGGCCGGCCGGAAGGCAGTTGCATCGGAGCCGGCGAACTGGGCGAACAAGAAGGTGTTCCTGTCTGACGGTTCAGCCGAAGCCAAAGACCGGATTGTGGCCAACGCCTTGATACGCCTCGAGCGTGATCTCTCGAAGAGGGGCCTGGTGCAGCCGAAAATCTGGGTCAAGCCGTCCGACGTCTCTCCCGACAAGGTCCTGAGTGAGAAGGACATGCGGGATAAGCGCGACGATGCCGCCCAACTGATCGCGGACCGGTTGGCACGCCGAACTTAAGGCTTCCCCACCATGAGCATTTGAGCGAGCCGGGCACCCTCGGCATTCCTCTTTTCACGCTCCTCGATAGCCTTCTCCATAAAGGGCCTTGGATTCCATCTCGAATAATCTGGGCCGGCGAGCTTGTAGAAGCTGCGAATATCCCGCGCCAAATCCAAGGCGATCAAGCCGACCCGACCATATTGGTAGCTCTGCTCCTCATAGTGCTCCCCGAGATCTGGTGGACCGACAATGCTGTCTACGACGAACTGGATGGAATTCCGCGCCAAGAAAAGTTCGTTCGGCAGTGCCATGATCCGGTAAAGAAGCCCGCTTTCCACTGAGCGCCAGTCCACATCAGCCGGCAGTTCGAACATGGGGAATTCCACCCCCGGATGAAACTCACCGTCTGGCGTATATACACCTTCATCTCCAACCATGTCGCAACAACGGACCACAAGTCGATCGAGCGCCGTAACCGTTCGGATGGCGGCAAAGGTCCCAAGCCTTGATTGCTCTCTGTCGTCGCGATTCCGTGACAGATAGTGCGACCAATAGGTCACGCCGACCGTTCCGACCGTGGTCAACCCGGCCGTCAGCAGTATTGTCCAAAGCCCGGTTTCCATTTCAGCTCGCGACCGCCACCGGCGCGTAATTCTTGTTGACCTCTTCAACGACGTCGGGGTGCTTCTCGATCACCCGCAGGAGGGTTGCGGCGGCGGGATCCGGAGCGCGCCGGCCTTGCTCCCAGTTCTCGACCGTACGTGCCGGGATACCGAAACGCTCGGCGAACTCCTTGGGCGACTTCGCCACGCCTTTGCGGATCTCCTTCACCCGCTCAGCCGTCATCGCCGGGACCTTCCGGACCTCGAGCGCGACCTCGCCGCGCTTCCAGGCAACCGCCTCCTTCATGCCCTCGATCAGATCCCGGCCGAAATCAGTGTCTTCCTTGCTCATTGCGTCAACTCCTTAGCCAAGGCAGTCAGGGCTTTCTTCTGGGCTTCCGATAGGTCCGACTGATCGGCCTTGGCGTAAGCGGCCAGCATGAACACCACGTCTTCTGCCCACCACACGAAATAGATCGCCCGGCCACCACCGCGCTTGCCGCGCCCCGCCATAGCGAACCGAACCTTGCGGATGCCGCCGGTACCGGGGATGACGTCACCAGCTTCCGGATCGGCCAGGACGGCGGTTTCCATTTCCTCGATGTCGCTCTTGCTGGCGCCGAGCTTCTTGAGGGTGCGGAGGTAGGGGGTGGTGCGAACGATTTCCATGACCACTATATACGCCAATAGCGTATTTACAAGCAAGAGAAAAATACGTCATCGGCGTATTTTTTAGGTGGCAGCCCAGGAAAATATCGCCGCTATGCAACCACCTATGGAGTGTTGCATAGCCATTTTGAGGCCCGAACTTTCTGCACGACTTTTCGGGCGAATATGGGCATCTTTTTATCAGCTTCGCGAGACGTGCGGTTGAGACACACTGCACTCCATAGAGCCCACCGGCTCCAGGAGGTCTGAGAGCCTCCCGCGAAGCTCCATCCTTTCGCCGCCTGGAGGCTACGGCCTCGGGCACTCCCACCGGTCCGCCGGGGGCGCGAAGGTGTCGAGCAGCCAGCCGACAAGGCTTCGGCCAGTGATCGATCGGAACGTCGCGGCGGGGAGGGCAGACGGCTCATCCCGTGTCGCAGCACCGATCGAAAGTCCATGTTGGGGACGTGTGGCTGGCTGCTCGATGCCATTATGTCGAGGCTTCGGCCTCACCTGGGGCGGCCGTTCACCGGATGGTGCGACGTCGAAATTCAGGCCGATCGCAATGTAGGCCGGTTCCCCAATCCAATTCGCCCGAAGGGGCAACGTGTTTCATGCGGCAGCCGGGAAGGACCGGCGCTCGGGCGGCCCACATGTCCTAGGTCTCCGGCGTGTCGACGCAAAACGTGGAGCCGGTATCAAGCCCGGCACGCATGAATTCAGTTGTCCGGAAATTCCGGATAGCTCTCACTTCCTCCATTGGAGGAAGTCACCGAAATGGAAATAGACGCTTCGGTTTCCCTCAAATCTGAGGGAAACCAGAGCACCGCCTCAACGCATTGAAATCGTTCCGATATCGGTATGTCGAGGTCGTTCGGTGGCTCTCGTTCAAGCGAATTTAATCAACTATCGCTTGAACAATTGCGTAGGAGTATGCATTGTATGGTTATGGGCATTGGCCCCGGGGTTTGCGCTATGCAGGCCGCTTCAGAGGCTCGGGTAACACCGGGCCTTTGACGTTTTCAAAGCAGCTATATTTTACACCTTCAAGCCGAATCGCGCTTTGGTCCACATGCTGATCGATTATGCGTTTTGAGGTATGGAGATCCAAGAAGGGCCGATAACTCGGATCGTATCCTCCCTTTGCCATTGCGTAGAGCACAATGTCTGCGACCTGGATCATCGGAACTTGCTTTGTGACGCGTCGGGGATCACCCAACACCAAAGACTGAAAATCGGCTGGCCCAAGTCCATCATAATTTGCTGCGTCGGGTCCTAGAAATGGCATGCCATCCGCCTTCATAGCCTTCATATAGGCGATAAGGGCCCGATCCTCAATTTTCCCAGATTCTTCAAAAAATACCTCAAGTTTCCCGTCTCTTTGGCGAACAAACTTACAGGAGCGCTCGACCAATATCGAAAATGCGGTTTGGCAGAGCATCCAAGGCTCGGGGTATTTATCGGCATATCGGTCCGAATAGCCTGGCCTATGAATTACGCAGGCGATACTGACTATTGGAAGGTCGAGTATCAGGGCATCAAGGCCGGAATAAAACCTGTCTCGAGTAGCCTTGTCTTTCCCCAGCCAAGCAAAATTGTTCCGGCGTCCACGTATTTTCGTGGAATGCAATGGGTAGGTGAGGCCCCATTCTCTACAGAACGCGGCGTGTCTCTCCAAAATAGCTGAAACATCGTCCTCATCGACGATAATGCCGCCCAATGCAAAGCAGTCCATACCATCCGCGCGCGGATCCTGCTGGACCTTGAGATATCTAGAGCCGGAATCGTCAATATATAGATGGAATTTTGTCATCGTTACTCTTGTTACCGAGCGCAGCCGTTGACGCGCAAGGGAAAAGAGTAATTCACACCCATCCACAAGTTGCTCGGTTTTCGTCACCTTGCGCGACGTTCCGATTGACAAAATTTAGAGCCCGAACCGACAGCGATGCCCATCCTCGAAAACCAACGTCATGAGCGCTTTGCTCAGGGCCTGGCGAAGGGGTTGTGTGCCGACAAGGCCTATGTCGAGGCTGGTTTCAGGGCCAATCGCGGCAACGCTATTCGCCTGAAAGCAAATGAACGCGTCGTGAAGCGCGTCGAGGAGCTGCAGGGTAGGGCGGTCGAAGGCGTCCAGATCTCGAAACAGTGGGTGATGGAGCAGCTCGTCGACAACGTCGTGAAGGCCAAAGAAGCCAAGGAGTTCGCGCCTGCCAACAAGGCGCTGGAGCTCCTCGGCAAGGAAGTCGGCATGTTCAAGGATCGTGTCGAGCACACAGGCAAGGGCGGAGGGCCCATTCAGACAGTGGACCTCACGAATTTCAGCAATGATGATCTCGACCGCCTCGAGGATATCCTCGTTCGTGCTGCCAACCCTGGCGGAGGTAAGGGCGGAGAAGGAGAAACGGAGGGTTGAGGCCGAACGCGGCGGCTGGATCAAAGAGCGTCAGCGCTGCGCAAACGATATCTTCTATTGGTTCGATACCTGGGTTCACACCTACGATCCGCGCCTAATCGGCAAACCGGGCGGCGCCTATGTGCAGCTGAAGCTTTGGCCGAAACAGCGCGAAGTCGTCCAGTGGATGCTGGATCGGATGGCCGTGCCTGAGGAAGGCCTGATCGAAAAGAGCCGCGACACCGGCGCCACCTACATCACGGCCGGCGTGGCGCTGCATCATTGGCTGTTCGTCGATGGCTTCAAGGCCACGTTCGGCTCCCGCAAGGTCGATTACGTCGACAAGAAGGACAACCCCGACAGCATCTTCGAGAAGATCCGCATCATGTTGCGGAGAATGCCGCCGCAGCTGCTGCCGGAGGGCTTCCTGTGGTCGCAGCACGACAACTATATGCGCCTGGTCAATCCGGCGACAGGGGCGACGATCTCCGGTGAAGGCGGCGACGATATGGGCCGCGGCGGCCGATCCTCGCTGTATGTCCTCGACGAGGCGGCATTCGTTCCCAATGCTGATGCGGTTGAGGCCGCGCTGTCGGGTAACACCGATTGCGTGATGTGGGTGTCGTCAGTGAACGGCATGGGCAATCTGTTCGCCCGCAAGCGTCATTCGATCCTTGGTCAGCACCAGGTCGCCCGCCTGCATTGGCGTGACGATCCTCGCAAATCCGAGGCCTGGGCAGAGAAGAAGAAAGCCAGCTTCTCCGATCCGACCAAGTGGGCGAGCGAGTACGATATCGACTATTCCGCCTCGGTCGAAGGCATCTGCATCCCGGCCCTTTGGGTCGAGAGCTGCAAGTTGCTGGCGAACCTTGAGCCCGCGTTGCAGCCGTCGAATCGCGGCGTCCTCGGTCTCGACGTCGGCGCCGGCAAGGCGAAATCGGTGCTGGTGCCGCGTTTCGGGCCTGTCGTGGAGAAACCTCGATCCAGAGGCGACCCGGACACCACCGACACCGCCCACTGGGGCTTGGATGCCGCTCTGGAACTGGGCTGCGCCCTGCTGAACTTCGACGCGCCTGGTGTTGGTGCCGGCGTCTCGTCGACGCTCATGAAGAACCCCAAGCCGGGGCTCAAGGTCGTCGCCGTGAATACCGGAAATCCGCCGGATGAACGTCGGCGCTGGCCAGATGGCCGCACGTCAGGCGAGATCTTCGGCAACCAGAAGGCCGAAATCTGGTGGCTTTGCCGCACCGCATGCCAGCGCACGCATGAACATGTCTTGTTCCTTCAGGGCAAGGAGGGTGGGAAGCAACACCCACTGAACGAGCTGCTGGCGTTGCCGAGTGGCGACAAGGAAAGCGACGAGCTCTGTCTGCAGCTCTCCCTGGTCAAATGGGAGAAGAACGAGAGGGGCAAAATCGTCATCGAACAAAAGGCGGCGCTGAGGCGACGCGGCATCGCGAGCCCGGACCATGCGGACGGCCTGATGCTGACATTCGTCGAGCCGGCGAGGCGGCAACTCTCGATCAGCGATGCAGCGCTGGCGAGATCGGCCGCGCAGAGGTGAAACAGGAACAGGCAGCGAAATGGCCAAGTCGAAGAGCAAGAAGAAGGGCAAGGCCAAGGCCGGCCCGGCATCAAAGGCCAAGCTCTCGATTTCGCCGATCGCAGTCGCCCAGTCTCGGATCGTGCCTGCCCAGGTCGAGCCCTTCGCCCCTGCAATCCATCCTCCGATGGCTTCCGGGTCAACCGATGGCCGTAAGATCGCCATGGATAGCTCCATGTCGGCCATCTCAGCCTGGGCGGCCGGCATCTATGCCGTGGCTGGACAGCAGGCGACGGCGTTCATGGGTTATCCCGTGCTCGCCGAACTCGCGCAGCGCCCGGAATACCGCATGATGTCGGAAACCATCGCGTCAGAGATGACGCGGCGCTGGATCCGCTTCACGGCCAAGGACGGCGAGGACAAGGCCGAACGCATTGCCGAGCTCGAGGCCGAGTTCAAGCGGCTCAATGTCCGCGCCAAGTTCCAGAAATCGGCGGAGAAGGACGGCCAGTTCGGCCGGGCCCACCTCTTCGTCGACACCGGGCACACCGACAATCCCGACGAGCTCAGGACAGACATCGGCTCGGGCTGGGATGGCGCGAGCAAGGCGAAGATCCGGAAGGGCTCGATCAAGGAGCTGAAGGTCATAGAGCCTGTCTGGACCTATCCCATGGGCTACAACGCCACAAACCCGCTGAAGGAAGGCTGGTACGACCCGAAGGCCTGGAACGTCATGGGCCAGGAGGTCAACAAGAGCCGGATGATCACCTTCATCGGTCGAGAAGTCCCGGACCTGCTCAAGCCGGCCTATAGCTTCGGCGGCGTCTCGCTGACGCAGCTCGCCTATCCCTATGTCGAGAACTGGCTGAAGACTCGCCACGGCGTCAACGAAATCATCATTGCGTTCACGCAGTTCGTGCTGAAGACGCAGATGGATGGGGTTCTGGAAGGCGGCGCCGCAGAAGATTTCTTCAAACGGATCGAGCTCTTCAACAACACCAGGTCGAATCGCAGCCTTCTGACGATCGACAAGGACAGCGAGGAGTTTTCGAACGTCACGGCTTCGCTCGCCGGCCTGGAAGGGCTGCAGATGCAGGCCCAGGAGCATATGGCTTCTGTCAGCCATATCCCGGTGGTGAAGCTGCTCGGCATCCAGCCGGCCGGCATGAACGCATCGTCGGAAGGTGAGTTGCGGTCGTTCTACGACTACATCCACAGCTTCCAGGACAAGCTATTCCGGGAGCCGCTTCACGCTCTGCTCGGCATGATCATGCTGTCGCTCTGGGGCGAGACCGACGACGGGATCGACTTCGAATTCGAGCCACTCTGGTCGCTCGATGAGAAGGGCCAGGCCGAGGTCGAGAAGACCAAGGCCGAAACGGATCAGACCCTCGTCGATATTGGCGCGCTGTCGCCACAAGAGGTGCGCGAGCGCGTCGCCCGGGATCCGCAGTCCGACTATTCGTCGATCGATGTCGACGACATGCCGGACCTCCTCGACGAAGAGGAATCGGGCCTGATGCCCCGCGGCGGTCATCCGATCGAGGGGCTTGGCGAAGGGGAAGAAAAGGCGGATAAAGCCCTGGACGCCCTCTTCGACAAGGCCAAGGCCGCTTGATCACCCTCAATCTGCTCGAAATGCTCGCAGCGTCGGAACCCGCCATGGAGGATGATGCAGAGCGCATCGCCTTCAAGGACATCCCGGGCCCGCCGATCCCAGGCCTGAAACCTCCGGAGACCGATCTTGCCTCAGAGCAATCGACGGCGCCGGACGCCTCTGGAGCGCGCCGAAAAGGTGCTAAGGCCCGTCCACGCCAACGTCGGAATCCAGACTGATTATCAGCGGCGGCTCGATCGGCTCATAGCCGAGATGCATCAGAGCGTGATGTTCTGGCTCAAGGCGGCCTATCGCGCCAACCAGCCGCGGATGGCTGCCGACGAGACCCCAGCCGAGGCGCTACGCCGTGCTATGCGAGAGATGGCGGCGCGCTGGCTCAAGCGCTTCGACGAGGCATCTCTGAAGCTGGCGAAATGGTTCGGCCAGTCTGTTGAGAAGCGGTCCAGCGCGGCCTTGAAGAAGATCCTCAAGGATGGCGGCTTTGCGATCGAGTTCCAGATGACGCCGGCGATGCGGGATATCTTGGACGCGACCGTGAACGCCAACGTCTCACTGATCAAATCGATCCCCCAGCAGTACCTGACCCAGGTCGAGGGAGCGGTAATGCGCAGCGTCCAGGTTGGTGGCGATCTCGGCACCCTGTCGAAGGAGCTACAGGCGCGATACGGCGTGACCCGAAAGCGGGCTGCGCTGATTTCGAGAGACCAAAACGCCAAGGCGACAGCGGCGATGACGCGGGCTCGGCAGCTTGAGAGCGGCCTGACGGAAGCGATCTGGATGCATTCCCATGGCGGGAAACATCCCAGACCGAGCCATGTTAAGGCCGGCCGGGAGAAGACCAGGTTCCCGATCGCTGAGGGCTGGTTCGATCCGGACGAAGGTCGCAAGATCATGCCCGGAGAGCTCATAAATTGCGGCTGTACCAGCAAGCCGGTCCTGAAGGGCGTCGCGTAGGCGCTCTTATCCGTTGCCTTTGTAGCTCGCCGCTTCCTGCCAGCGTTTGGCCGCTGCTGCCGCACTGGTGCTTTGCACCTGCAGGGTGCTCCCCATATAGTCGCCTGTGGCGATCCACACGGTCTTGGACTTCGAAAAGACGGAAATTTCGTAGGGCTTGCCCCAAACGACGACGCGCTGAACTGCCATTTTGCGGACCTTTCCGTTGATGTGCGCTGCCACCGCCGAAATCTAGCACCATTGACCTCCAAGACTATGGTAGCCGCAATTTAGCCGCCTCCGGGCGGCTTTTCTTTTGAGGATCGCATGTCCGACGAGAATTTGGCCCTCGATCGCGAAACCGTGCGCTCGATCGACGCCGACGGCCACCTCCATGTCGAGCGGACGCCGATCAGCAAGGCGGTGGTGAACCCGTACTGGGGGAGGGAGATCCCGGATGCCGAGCGCCTCGGCCTCGATCCCGATCGGATCTATCGGCTCTATCGCCACCCCGAAGAACTGGCGCGTGCTGCCGCAAGCTTCGAGGGCAAGCCCCTCCTGATCCAGCACAAGCCCGTCAACGCCGACGAGCACCCGTCAGAGCTCACCGTTGGGGCCATCGGCTCGCCCGTGAACTTCGATGCGCCGTACCTCACCGCACCGCTGACGGTGTGGGATGGCGGCGCGATCGACCTGATCCAGTCGAAGAAGCAGCGCGAACTGAGCTGCGGCTATCGATATCGCTTCGATCCAACTCCCGGAACGACGCCCGAGGGGGAACCCTATGACGGCGTGATGAGAGACATCGGGGGCAATCATCTCGCCCTCGTTGAGCAGGGTCGCGCTGGCCCGGACGTGCTGGTGCACGACAGCGCACTCGAACCATCCCCTGAACCCAAGGAAACGAAACAGATGCCTCAGGCTACTGTGCTGACGCGCAAAGGGGCCGTGGCCCAGAGCGCGCTCATGGTCTACCTGCGCCCGAAACTGGCCCAGGATGCCAAGATTGATCTGAAGCCGATCCTCGCCGGCGTCACGTCGAAGAACTTTGCCGACAAGCGCGGCGCGATCATCGAGGGCGTCAAGAAGGCGACGGCCGGCAAGCTCGCCGCCGATGCCAAGCTCGACGACATGAATATCGCGCTCGACATCGCCCAGGACGACATGGATCCCCGCGGCGAAGACGAAGACCCCGACGAGGACGAGGGCGAAGGCAAGAAGCCGGCCAAGGACAAAGGCGCCAAGGACAAGGAAGCCTGCGACAAGGACGACGATGCCAAGGACGAAGACGACGACGATGACAAGGAGGAGAAGGTCAGCAAGTCCGCCATGGACGCTGCAATCCGCTCCGCCACCACCGATGCCGTCGCCCGCGTCCGCCAGCAGGCTCGTGATCTGCGGATCGCTGAGCAGGAAGTTCGTCCCGTTGTCGGCGAGATCGCCGTGGCCTGCGACAGCGCCGAAGAGGTCTATCGTCATGCACTCAACGTGCTGAAGGTCGACATCACCGACGTGCCGGCCGCTGCATATCGCGCCCTCTTCAAGGCGATCCCGGCTCAGCGGCCGGCGAGCGCCGCTTCCGCCCTTCCCGCAATGGATGCCGCTGCCGAGGACGCTTTCTCCAAGCGTTTCCCGAACGCCGGCCGCCTGAAATAAGGAACCTGACTCGATGTTTCAGACGCAGGTCAACATCACCCAGGCGCCCGCCGTCGCCGGCCAGTTCGCCTCGGTCAATCCGCGCCATGCCGCGCTCACCGTTGAAGGCGGCTTCGTTGCCGGCGCCAGCGGCGTCACCGTCGGGCTCTTCGCTTGGGCGGATGCCACCGGCCGGATCCTGGCGAACACCGGCACCGGTCTGCCGGCCGGCTTCGTCGCCCGCACCGAGCAGGCGCTCATCACCACCTATCTGACGGAGTACGGGAACACGATCCCGGCCGGCTTTGCGGTCGGTGACGTCTTCAGCGGTGGCGACTTCTGGGTGAAGAACGCTGGCGCCGGTGCCGTCACTGTCGGCCAGAAGGCGTTCGCCAGGCTCGCCGACGGCACGATCTCCTTCGCAGCCGCTGGCGCAACCGTCGCCGGCAGTATCGAGACCAAGTTCTTCGCGGCCACCGCCGGTGCCGCCGGCGAACTGGTCAAGATGACCGACACGATCTAACCCCACAGGGCAAATCGAACATGAGAAACGCAGAATTTGCCCGCCTGGAGCGGGAATGGGGCATTGTCCTCATGGCGCAGGACTGGCTGCCTGATGCCTACAAGCGCGACTTTCAGCTCGCGCTCGACGCCCAGCCGACGCTCGCCGCAGGGCCCGGCTCCAGTGGCGTCCCGGCTCTCTTCACGACCTTCGTCGATCCGGAAGTGATCCGCGTGCTCCAGGCCCCCAACAAGGGCGCCTCGATCCTCGGTGAGCGCAAGGAAGGCGACTGGACTTCGCAGACTGCGATGTTCCTCGTGGTCGAGAACACCGGCGAGGTCTCCAGCTATGGCGACCAGAACACCAACGGCCTGTCCGACGCCAACGCCACCTTCCCGCAGCGCCAGCCCTATCTTTTCCAGACGATCGTGCAGTACGGCGATCTGGAAGAGGCGCGCATGGCCACGGCCAAGCTGAACTGGGTCTCCGAGAAGCAGGTTTCGGCCGCCAAGACGCTCGATAAGTTCCTCGACTACACCTATCACAACGGTGTGTCGGGCCTGCAGAACTATGGCCTGCTGAACGACCCGGCGCTCTCGGCTCCCCTGACCCCGGCCACCAAGGCTGCCGGCGGCACGTCCTGGGTTACCGGCGCCGGCGTCATCAACGCTACGGCGAACGAGGTCTACGCCGATATCCAGGCCCTGTTCTACAAGCTGGTGGCCCAGAGCAACGGCATCATCACCGCCGAAGACGAGCTCACCCTCGTCCTGCCGCCCACCTCCGCAGTGGGCCTCACCGCCACCAACTCCTTCGGCATCACCGTCGGTGACATGCTGAAGAAGAACTTCCCGAACCTGAAGACCAAGACCTCGCCACGCTATGCGACCGGTACCGGCAACCTGGCTCAGCTCATTGCCGATCGGCTCGACGGCAACGACGTCGGCTTCTGCGCCTTCAACGAGAAGCTTCGCGATCACGGCATCGTCCGTGAGCTGTCTTCCTGGAAACAGAAGAAGACCAGCGGCACCTGGGGCGCGGTCATCCGCTACCCGCTCGCAATCTCGCAGATGCTGGGGATCTGACCATGGCAGGAACCGTTACCGTCGCATGCCGGCTGCCTCACGGCCTGGTGCTTCAGCTCCAGAAGGAAGGCATCGATACCATCCCCGTGATGGGAGGCGGGACGCAGGAGGTGAAGGTTTGGCGCAAGGTCGGCCAGATCGTCACCCTCAAAGGCTGGTCCCATCCGTCCGAGGTTGCGTCCGAAAACCGCATCGTGAACGGCTTCGCACTTACCATGGGTGTCGACGCAGAGTTCATGGAGGCCTGGATGGCCCAGAACGCCGACCATCCGGCGGTCAAGACCGGCAACATCCTGGTCTTCACCAAGGGCGGCGACGCCACCAGCGAAACCAGGGGCAGGGTCAAGGAGCGTACCGGCTTCGAGCCGCACAATCCCAAGGATCCGATCCCTGAGTTCAAGCGTACCGTGCAGACGGCCGACGCGGCCTGACATCCGAGGCGGATATGAGCGACCCGGTCCCTTTCGTCTATCAGGACTGGGCCGCTGCCTATCCTGAGTTCTCCAACGTCACCGAACCGCAGGTCACGCTGCGGATCCTGCCGCTGGCGCAGCAGTATATCGCCGGCTTCATCGGCCGCGTCAGCGATCCCCAGGCCCAGACGAACTTCCTCTGGTTGATGGTGGCGCATCTTTGCCAACTCAGCTTCGGCACCGCTGCCAGCCCGGCAACGGGTCTCGTCGGCCGCGTCGCGAGCGCAACCGAGGGCAGCGTTTCGGTCCAACTCGACTTCCAGGCCACACAAGCCCAGGCCTGGTACGTCCAGACCACCTATGGCGCCCTGTTCTGGCAGCTGGCGCGTCCCTATTGGCTTGGCGGGTTCAGCTATCCGGCGCCGCCGCCAATGCCTTTCCCCTATCGCTGAACAGGATGCCATTTCATGGATCTCGATATCATCCTTCGACAGGTGCCCGCCCTCGTCCTCGCAAACCAGCAGATGGGCGCTCAGATCGCCGAATTGCTGGTGTTCAAGGCCGATGCCGAACGGCGCCTGGCTGCGCTGGAACCTCATTCGGAGGAAGCGCATTCCGAGGCAGTTGAGCCGGCGAGGAACGAACAGGAGCCGGCCTCCGAAGTTCCTCCGAACCATGAAGCCGCTGGCGAGGCTCAGGACGGCCACGAAGACCCCGCCGCTCCTACCCCAGCGGGTGAGGCGGCCGAGGCCAGCCCTGAAGCGCCGCAGGCTGCCGAGCAGCCCTGATGGCGACGCTGAAGGGCGGCGACAAGCTGGAAGCCGCCCTGGCGAAGATCGCCAAGAACTTGACGAAGGCGGCGGCGGTCGATGTCGGCTTCCTGGAAGATGCGACCTATCCCGATGGAACCTCCGTCGCGATGGTGGCGGCAATCCAGGAGTTCGGAGCGCCGAAGGCCAATATCCCACCCAGGCCGTTCTTCCGCGGGATGATCCAGGACAAGAGCCCGGAATGGCCCGTCCTGATCGCCAAGGAGCTCAAGGCCACCGACTACGACGCCAAGGTCACCTTGGCCAGAATCGGCGACTACATGGTGGGCGAGCTCCAGGAAGCGATCAACGATTTCAGCGGCGCGCCCCTCTCGCCCAAGACCGTGAAGAAGAAGGGCAGCTCGAAACAGCTCGTCGACACGAAAGTGATGCTGCGCAGCGCCAACCGTCGGGTGAAGACATGAACTTGCACGGCATCGTCGCCCCCGCGATCAGCATCGTGAACCCCATGGTGCCGCTGTCGATCCGGATCTCGACGGGCTCGACGACGGCAGCGGATGGCAAGCGGACGCCCACCTACGCCACGCCGATCACGGTTTTGGGGCAGATCCAGGCGCTCCAATACAACGACATCATGCAGCTCGACGGGCTGAACATCGAAGGCATGCGCCGGAAGATCTACATCGCCGGCAAGGTCGACGGCCTGGTCCGTGCTGATCAAAAGGGCGGGGACCTGATCACGACGCCCGACGGCAAGGTCTGGCTTGTCGCGCTTGTCCTCGAATATTGGCCCGATTGGGTGTCCTGCGCCGTGACGCTGCAGAAGAACGCTTGAGGGAGCATCACCTATGGGTTTCGCCCCCTCGGTCACGCAGTCGCAGATGATGGCTGCGTTTCGGTCGTTCCTGCTCGCAATTCTGCCGGCCAACACCGAAGTGATCGCTGGCCAGGACAACCGCGTGTCAGAGCCCGAAGGCGAGGACTTTGTCGTGATGACGCCGATCCTGCGAAACAGGCTCTCGACGAACATCCACACCCCGCATGACGTCAGCTTCGTCGGATCGATCGCCGGCGCGACTCTCACCGTCACCGAAATGACCCTCGGCACGATCGAGGTTGGCCAATCCCTTTTCGGCACCGACGTCTCTCCAGGCACCACGATCACTGCCCTTGGCACGGGTACAGGCGGTATCGGCACCTATTCGATCTCCCAGGCCCAGACAGTCGCATCGAACGTGCTGGCGAGCGGCTCGGAAGAGATCATGCAGCCGACGCAGGTGACGATTCAGCTCGACGTGCACGGGCCGAATAGCGGCGACAATTCCCAGACGATCGCAACGGTGTTTCGGGATCCCGTTGGCGTTGCCTTGTTTGAAGCCAGCGGCCTCGACGTCGCTCCACTGTATTCCGACGACCCGAAGCAGATGCCTTTCGTGAACGCCGAGCAGGCCTATGAGGACCGCTGGGTGATCACCGCGCTCCTGCAGGTCAATGCCTCGCTGAGTGTGCCGCAGCAGTTCGCCGAGGGCGTCAGCGTCAGCACCCACAACGTCCAGGCCGATTTACCGCTCTGAGCGGCTCGCCTCCTCTCTGAAACCACCACCGTCCAACCCTCGAGGATCACACCTTGACCACGATTCCTGCCAGCCAACTGGTCCGCGTCATCCCGAATGTGCTCAGCGCGGGCGGTGCGGCCCTCGTCATGAACGGCCTGCTGCTCACCAACAGCACGCGAGTTCCGATCGGCGAAGTCCTGTCGTTCCCGAACGATGGTGTCTCCGTCGCCAACTATTTCGGCCTGTCCTCGCAGGAGGCGGCCCTTGCCACGACCTATTTCGGCGGCTTCAACGGGTCGACGAAAAAGCCGGCCTCGATCCTGTTCGCCCAGTACAATTCGGCGGCTGTCCCGGCACTGCTCCGTGGCGGCCCCGCGAACAAGATGACGATCGCTCAGCTCCAGGGGCTCTCCGGCTCGCTCCAGATCACCGTCGACGGCTATCCTCGTTCGGCCGCGATCGTCGACCTCGCCACCGCCACCAGCTTCAGCGCGGCGGCTGCCCTGATCGAGCAGGACCTCAACGCCAACCTGTCGAATGTCGCCTCGGTCACTGGGGCCATCGCGCCGGCTACGGCAGCCTTCAACGGCTCGATCGCCGGCAACGTCCTGAGCGTGACGCATGTTACCTCCGGGACGCTTGTCCCCGGCGCGATCATTGCTGGCACCGGGGTCATCAACGGCACCCAGATCACCTCACAGATCAGCGGAACGCCTGGCGGCATCGGCGACTATGCGGTCACCGCGGCCCAGGCCGTCAACAACGTGACGTTCTCGGCCACCTATGGCCTGTTGACGGTCACTGCCGTGGCATCGGGGACGCTGTCCGTTGGCCAGGTGCTCTCCGGCACCGGCGTCACCGCCGGCACGCTGATCACGGGTCTCGGTACCGGCGAGGGCCTTCTCGGCACCTACTATGTCCAGACCACACAGACTGTCGCCAGTGGCACGATCACCGCGGCGCCGGCGCCGGTCGATGTCTCCTATGACTCGGTCGGCGGCGGGTTTGTGATTTCGTCAGGGATCACCGGAGCGGCTTCGCTGATGGCCTTCGCCACCGGCACGATCGCCGATGAGCTTTATCTGACCCAGACGACCGGGGCCAACCTGTCTCAGGGGGCGGCCGCAGCTTCGCCCGGGCCCTTCATGACCGCTCTCACCCAAGTCACTCAGAACTGGGCGACTTTCATGACCATGTTCGATCCGGATGGCGGCAACGGCAACGCCCAGAAACTGCAGTTCTCGACCTGGACCAATGGGCAGGATGAGCGCTGGGCTTATGTGGCCTGGGACACCGATATCACGCCGACGGAGAGCGCCAACGCCGCGAGCTCGCTGGGCGCGCTGGTGTTCGGTGCGAAGATGGACGGCACCTGCCTGGTCTGGAGCCCCAGCGACGGACCAAACAAGGCCGCCTTCGTTTGCGGCACCGCTGCCTCGATCGATTTCGAGGCGTTGAATGGCCGGATCACCTTCGCCTTCCGTGGCCAGGATGGACTTATCGCCGATGTCACCGATGCAACGGTCGCCAGCAACCTCATCGCCAACGGCTACAACTTCTACGGTGCCTACGCGACGGCCAACCAGCAGTTCCTGATGCTCCAGCCCGGGCAGATCTCGGGCCGGTTCCAGTGGCTGGACAGCTACATCAACCAGATCTGGCTGAATAACGCTCTCCAGCTTGCTCTGGTGGAGCTGCTCGTGAACGTCAACTCGGTGCCCTACAACACGCAGGGCTACGACCTGATCAAGGTCGCCTGCATGGACCCGGTCAATGCGGGTCTGAACTTCGGGGCGATCAGGGCCGGTGTCACGCTCTCCAAGGCCCAGGCCGCGGAGATCAACAACACCGTCGGGCAGCGTGTCGACGAGCTCTTGTCGACCCAGGGATGGTATATCCAGGTCAAGGATGCCGCCCCGCAGGTCCGCCAGGCCCGTCAGACGCCGCCCTGCAACTTCTTCTACATGGACGGCCAGAGCGTGCAGCAGCTGATTCTGAACAGCGTGCTGGTCCAGTAAGCCCCACCTGAAAACCCGGAGAAATACTCAATGGCTACGCTTACTGGCGCCAGCTGCATCATCACGATTGCGATCCCGGGGCTGTTCAACAGCCCCGTTCAGCTTCAGGGCTTCGCGGCCGACGATGTCTTCGACGCCGATACCCAGGAGATCGCGGAGACTTCCATGGGTGTCGACGGCATCCTGTCGGGCGGTTTCGTTCATGTCCCGGTCAAGCAGACGATCGCGCTCCAGGCGGACTCGGCATCGAACCTGATCTTCGAGACCTGGGCGGCTCAGCAGAAGGCGACATTGGACACTTATACCGCCAATGGCACGTCCAACATCAAGTCGACCGGGCGGTCCTATGTGATGAACAAGGGCTTCCTGACCTCGTTTCCGTCGATCCCGGCCGTGAAGAAGCTGCTTCAGCCTCGGCGCTACACGATCACCTGGGAAAGCATCCGGGCAACCCCGAACTGAGCGGAGATGATCTATGTCGCGTAAGACCAGCGATGTCACGATCACGGAAGAAGGTCGTGACCAGGGCAAGACGTTCCATATCCGCGAGATGGCGGCCCTCAAGGCGGAACGCTGGGCAATGCGGGCCCTGATCGCCGTCGGCAAGTCCGGTGTCGATCTGCCCGACGGTATCGCCGCCGGCGGGGGAATGCGGTCGCTCGCCATCCTCGGGGTCCAGGCCATCATGCGCATGGACTTCGCCGATGCCGAGCCTCTGCTCGACGAGATGCTGGAGTGTGTTTCCGTCAAGCCGGATCCGAAGCGGCCGGAGGTCGTCAGAGCCCTGATGGTCGAGGAAGACATTGAGGAGATCTCGACGTTGCTGCGGCTGCGCCAGGAGGTCCTGGAGCTGCACACTGGTTTTTTCTCGAAAGGGAGGCCCTCGGAACAGACTTCTCCGGCGCCCTCGACGGACCCGAGCTCCTCGAATACCCAAACCTTCCCGCATCCATCGGTTCAGTTATCGCGAACTCCGCCAACAAAACGGCCGCGATGATCGACCTCCATGAGCACCTGTCGGTTGAGGACGTCTACGACATCCTCGAGGTGCTGAGCGTGGATGCCCATAACCGCCTCCTCATCGCCGACTATCAGGAAAAGCACAGGGAGTGATCCGTGGCCACGCTGATCGACAGCCTCTATGTCTCCCTTGGCCTTGACCCTTCCGACTACAAGAAGGGACAGAAGGAAGCGGTCGACGCCTCCAAGAAAACCAAGGAAGCGGCGGTTCGAGATGCCAAGGCAATCGAGGAGGCCGGCAAAAAGGCTGCCGACGGCATCAAGAAGATCGCGGTCGAGGCGCTGGCGCTGTTCGCCATCTTCACCGGATCGAAGAGCATCGGCAAATTCGTCACGGACCTTATGGGCGCCGATGCAGCGCTGGGGCGCTTCAGCCGCACCATCGGGCTGGCTCCGCAATATGTCGCGGCGATCGGTAAGGTCGTCGGCGAAGTCGGCGGCACCGCCGAGGCCACAGCCGGCACGATCGACGGCCTGTCCAGTTCCCTGACGCGCTTCCGGACCGCCAACGGCGACCTGCCAAACGAGTTCTGGCAGCTGCGCGCAGCGGTGGATGGCAAGATCGATCCCCGCGGCTCTATGGTCGACTTCCTCGATCAGCTCGCTGCGGCGCTGCAGAAGGTCGAGAAGGCCGATCCCCAAAAGGCCTCGATGTATGCCAAGGCGATGGGGATCGACCAAGGTACCTATCAGCTCATGCTGAAATACGGTCAGGAGCTGTCGAAGGTCATTGGGCTCCGCAAGGACCTGGCGCCATCGCAGCAGGACATCGAGAACGCCCAGAAGTTCCAGGAAGCCTGGAACAACATCTTCAATGCGGTCCAGAACCTGATCGAGAAGGGCATCCGCGCGATCGAGCCGGCACTGACCCCGATCGTGAAGCGCATGCAGGAATGGGTTGAAGCCAACAAGGCGGTGATCAGCGACAAGATCGTCGAATATGCGAACTCGATCGCATCGGCGTTCAAGTCGGCAGCTGACAACATCAGCACGGTGGTTTCGGTGCTCAAGGCGCTGGACGACTTCAACGAACGTTCTAAGAAGTGGGAGATCACCAAGTTCCTGAATGGGTCCGCCTTCAATTCGAACACCCCAGAGAACAGCACGCAGTACGGTGACCCGAATGGAATGTTTTCGGCCTCAGTCCGGAAGGGCAGCATCGCCGAGAGCATCATCAACTTCTTCAGTGGTGGTGGCTCCCAGCCGAGCACTGGTCGCGCCAGCGGTGGTTCCGTAACGGGCGGCCAGGCTTACATGGTTGGCGAGCGGGGCCCGGAACCCTTTATCCCGAACACCACCGGCACCATCATTCCGCACGACAAGCTCGGTGGGGATCTCTCCGTCGACGGCCGGCCGATCAATCGCGCCAATCCGATGCCGGTCACCTTGGCGAATAGCCAGGGTGGGGGCGAGAACTGGCTTCAGACCCTTGGCCGCTGGCTGGGATTCGGAGGAGGCGGCGGTTCTTCCGGTGGCGGCGGGGGCGGGGGTATCATCGACACCCTGTTCGGCGGCGGCAAAGGGAGTGGAAAGGGTGGCGGCAAAGGAGGTGGCGGCCCCAGCAGCGCTGTGGATGGCGGCGGCAAGGCCATTACCTCGAAGGGCGGCATCGTCGCGAACCAGCGGGCAGCCTATGCAGCTCTGAGGGCAGAAGGTCTATCTGACCAAGCCGCACGCGTATTTGTTGCCAATGTCTCCTCCGAGGCCCTCGTCAACCCAAGCGACTACCATTGGGATGGCAAGCATTATTCGCAGGGCATTGTGCAATGGGACCCGACCAGGTCCGCCGCAATCAAACGGCAGTTCGGTAAGGAACCGCGATATCTGGGCGTCCAGGACCAGATGAAAGCGGCAGTCTGGGAAATGAAGAATAACCCAGCCTACCGAGCATCATGGCGGGCGATGACCTCGCAGGGACTGAGCGATGCTCAGATCATGGACACCATCGTTCGAAACTATGAGCGCCCGGCCAAGCCGGACAAGGACGTTCAATATCGTCTACGTCTTCTGCGGGGTCTTCCTGGCCTCGCCGATAAGTTGCCGCCCATAGGAGCGAAAGCGACAGCGGCTGCAACAGCGAACGTTTCGAATGACAATCGCTCGTCGACTTCATCCTCGAGCTCGACGACCAACATCAGCAAGATCGAGATCCATACCCAGGCCAAGGATGCCAATGGCATTGCTGCCAGCCTGCATGACTCGATCCGGCGCAACGCAGCGGCTTCGGCCGCCAACAATGGACCGAACTGACGATGGCATTCCCGGTCAATGTTCCCAACGTGCCGGGAGTGCCGCCTGTCGTGTTCGCAGGAACCGCCGGCGCTGCACTGAACCTGATCACCAGTGACGTCGCCTCGATCTTCGGCGGCTTGTTGGGGTTCTCGCAGTGGGGGATCTATTTCTTCGGGTTCCCCATTGTGTTGGCAGACAATGTGGTCGGCTTCGAATACCGCAACGAGTGGACGATCTCCGATTATCCTGTCGAGCGCGGAAGCTTCGAAAGTTATGACAAGGTCGCTACGCCATACATGGCGCGGGTCCGTTTCTCCGCCGGCGGCTCGGAAGGGGATCGGGCTGCGTTTCTCGCTTCGATCGAGGCCATTGCGGGCGACCTAAACCTCTACGATGTCGTGACGCCGGAGAAGGTCTACGTCAGCGCCAACATCATCCACTACGACTATCGACGCAGCGCGGACGCCGGTGCTGGCCTCCTGACGGTCGATGTCTGGCTTTCCGAGGTCAGGCAGACGGCGACGATGGGCACTCAGAACGCCCAGGATCCCGGAGCCTCTTCACAAGTGAATGGCGGGGCCGTGCAGCCTACAGCGCCCACGGCAGCCCAGGACGCGGTGAAGACCGACTATACGCCGACGAAGGTAGGACAGACGCCCCGCGGCGACAGATAAGAGGTTTGCATGCAGATCGTCCCGCTACGGCCGGTGCCGAACCAGACGATTTCCATCCTGCTCGGTGGCCAGAACTGCCAGATCAATGTCTACACCAAGGGCGGGGGCCTCAACCTCGATCTCTATGTCGACAATATCCTGATCGTTGGCGGCGTCGCCTGCCAGAACATGAATAGGACGGTGATATCGAGCTATCTCGGCTTCGTCGGGGATCTCGGTTTCATCGACAACCAAGGCTCTTCTGATCCGGCCTATGACGGGCTCGGATCACGCTACAGCCTGGCCTATCTGGAGGCCGCCGACATTGGCTAACAAAGGGCTATTTTACAGCAAAATGTGAGATGTATTCCGGGCTTTCCTGCGATTTTCGGTCGAAATAGGTGAACTTGCAGCCCTTGAAAGCCAGGTCCTTCAGCGCATAGCAGGAGCCGCTTTCGCATCCGTACACATGGCCGCTGGACATCACATTGAGTTGGACGACGTCGACCTTGTCGCCGCGCTTGCCGTCTGGATCTCCCTGGCAATCGTCAGGACCATAAGTGGCGGCAGGACACGTCTGTGCAGGCCCGCGAAGGGTTACCTCACAGGCGATGGCCGGGGCTGTAGCGGCTCCCGTGGCCAACATGACGGCGACCCATAGCGACTTCATCGAAACCTCCCGTTTGCCGGCATCCTCTCATGCGGCGATCGGAAGTCAACGAGCACCACCACCGGAATCGGTGGAGCAATTTCCTTTTGAGGCCACGGAATGACCTTCAGCCAGAAGCTGATCAACGTCCAGTTGCAGCTGGCGTCGGGTTCGTTCGGCAAGAACGGAGACAACACAGCGACGATCACTGGGCACCGGGTTTCCTTCACTGGTGAGTACCAGGGCGGCTTTAGCCAGAGCCAGGCCTCAGTCTCGATTTGGGGCCTGCCGCTGAGCCTGATGAATCAGCTCTCGACTGTCGGAAAGAACTTCAACCAGCGCCTCAACAACAAGATCGCGGTGTTCGCCGGCGAGAGCCAGGACGCGATGTCGGTCGTGTTCGAAGGGCAGGTCATCACCGCCTTTGTCGACGCCGAGGGCATGCCAGATGTCGCGTTCCGGGTGCTGGCCCAGCCCGGCGGCTACAATGCCGTGAAGCCTGCGAAGCCGATCAGCGTCAAGGGCTCGGCCAATGCCGCAGACCTGGTGAAACAGATCGCGGGCCAACTCGGCCTCGGCTTCGAAAACACCGGGGTCGATACGAAGCTCTCGAATCCCTATTTCGCCGGCTCACCTTGGACGCAACTGCAGCAGCTCGCCAGGCATGCCGGGTTCATGTGGACGGTGGAGTGCGGGAAACTCGCGATCGTCAAACCCGGGCAGTCCAGGAAGAACAGCGAGGTCCTGATCTCGCCGCAGACCGGCATGGTGGGTTATCCCGCCTTCTCGCAACAGGCTGTCATTGTAAAAGCCCTCTTCAACCCGGCCGTGAAGCACTATTCGAAGGTCAAGGTCCAGAGCGACCTGACGTCGGCGAACGGCGAATGGCAGGTCAGGAAATACGTGCTCGAGCTCGAATCCATGATCCCTCAGGGGCGCTGGTTCATGACGCTTGAATGCCTTCCTGGCGATGCTCCTGCAGGTGTCGCATGAGTGGAAAACCAGAAGGCTTTTTCGGCCAGCAAGGCGCGTCGGCTGACACCTCAGAGAGCAACGCCACCGATTTCCAGATCCAGCAAGCGCTGGCGCAGGTCAGAACCACGGTACCGGTCAAGATCATTGCTGTGCATGGTGGCGGGACCGGTGGCGGGCCGCCCACTGTCGATGTCCAGCCTTTGATCAATCAGATCGACGGCCAGGGCAACAAGACCGACCATGGCATCATCTATGGCATCCCCTGCATGCGCAGCCAGGGAGGGGGAGCCACGATCGTCATGGACCCGTCGGTGGGCGATGTCGGCATGATGTCGATCGTGGACCGGGATATGTCGTCGCTGAAAGCCAACAAGGGCGGCCAGTCCAACCCCGGGTCCTTCCGGCGCCACGATCTTTCCGACGGCATCTATACCGGCCCGATCCTGAATGCGAAGCCGCCGACCAAGTTCATCCATCTCACCGGCGACGGGATCTCGATGCAGGACGAGCACGGCAACAAGGTCTCGTCGAGCGGTGCCGGCTGGAACTTCAACGGCGTCATCATCGACAGCTCCGGCAACATCAAGACGCCAGGCGGCATCACTGCAGGGGACGGCACCGGCGACAGTGTCACCTTGCAGCAGCATCGTCATGCCGGTGGCCCGCCCCCGGATCCAGGAACCTGAAGGAGGCAACCATTCGTACCTTGCTTCTCGATGTCGACGCCTGGGATCTGGCAGCCGACGCCACGGGCAACATCGCTGTTGCGGAGGAACCCTATTCCCTGGCGCAAGATGCCGCGAGTGCGATCCGCCTGTTCCTTGGCGAGCTCTATTACGACACCTCGCAGGGCATCCCGTTTTTCGAGCAGATCCTGGGCCGCAGGCCGCCGGTTTCGCTCATGAAGGCCCATTTCAATCGGCAGGCCATGACGGTTCCCGGCGTGGTCAAATCGCAGTGCTTCATCACCGACTGGACCGACCGCAAGGTCAGCGGGCAGGTCCAGGTCTGGGATGCGAACGGCAACGTCTCGGCCGCAGGATTCTGAACCCATGACAGTGCAGACCAATGTGCCGGTTCCGGAATGGACCGACAAAGGGTTCGTCGTGCCCGCAACGGCCGATATCCTCGCCGGTGTCCAGGCCGACATCAATGCGGCGTTCGGCGGGAACCTGAATTTCACCACCAACGATGGGTCCACGACGAACCCGACACCTCAGGGGCAGCTTGCCGCCTCGGAGACGGCTGTCATCGACAACGCCAATGCTCTGTTCCTGCGGTATACCCAGCAGGTCGACCCGGCGTTCGCCGAGGGGCGCATGCAGGACGCCATCGCCCGGATCTATTTTATCGAGCGCAATCCGGCGCTGCCGACCGTCGTCCAAGCAGTTTGCACCGGCTTGCCCGGCGTCGTCATCACCCCAGGCTCGCAGGCTCTGGCGCTTGATGGAAGCCGCTATATCTGCACCTCGGGAGGGACGATTTCCGCCTCTGGCAGCGTCACTCTGCAGTTCGAATGCTTGACGGTCGGGCCTATTCCATGCCCTGCCGGCACCTTGAATCAGATCTATCAGTCCATCCCGGGATGGGATTCGATCGACAATCCGACGGACGGCGTTCCCGGCAGCGATGTCGAGAGCAAGAGCCAGTTCGAAGCCAGGCGCGCAGCGTCGGTGGCCCTGAACAGCAATGGCTCGCTGCCCTCGGTGCTCGGTGCCGTGCTCGACGTGCCGAACGTGATCGATGCCTACGTGGTCGAGAATGACACCAATGATCTGAAAACGATCGGCGGCGTCTCGCTCTACCCGAACTCGATCTATGTCGCCGTCGTCGGTGGGGATCCGCAAGCGATCGGCGAGGCGATCTGGTCCAGGAAGGCGCCCGGGTGCTCCTACAACGGCAACACCACGGTCACCGTTCAGGACCGCAGCGCCGGCTATGTGCCGCCTTATCCGTCCTACTCGGTCAAGTACCAGATCCCAAGCGCATTGCAGACGCTCTTTGCGGTCGCCTTGGCGAACAATCCGCAGGTGCCGGCCGACGTGGTCACCCAGGTCCGGGACGCCATCATGAACGCCTTCGTTGGCGCCGATGGCGGCCCTCGCGCCAAGATCGGGACGAAGCTGTTCGCCAGCCGGTTCTATGCCGCCGTGGCTGCCCTGGGCTCTTGGGTCCAGATCATCTCGATCGAGATCGGCTCGACGAACAACGCCGGCGCAGCCTTCACGGGGACGATCGCAGGAACGACCCTCACGGTGTCGGCGGTGTCATCCGGGGCCCTTGCCATCGGGCAAACGATCGTCGACGCCACTGGCGCCGTGGTTGCCGGAACGACCATCACGGCGCTGGGGACCGGCACCGGGGGAACGGGGACCTATACGGTCAGCAATTCGCAGACCGTGCCGACCGAACTGATGCAGTCGGCCGTGCCTGATCTCTTCGACTTCGACGTCCATATCGACCAGGTGCCGACCTTGGCGCCGGGCAACATCGCTGTGACGCTGAGCTGATTTCATGGTTGAGACCGGACCTCCTTACCCTCCTGGACCTGGGCCGGGATCGAACGGCATTGGCCTTTTCGAGATCGGCGTCAGCCCCATCGGGACGATCAAAGGCTTCGACGTCTGGAAGACGGTAATTTCCCAGTACGCCAATAGCCCGATCCTGACGCAGCTGATCCTCAACCTCGACGCCTATCTCGACCAAACCAAGAACTTCGACGCCTTCTACGACCTGATCTGGAACGTCGACACCGCAGTCGATTACGGCCTCGACATCTGGGGCCGGATCGTCGGTGTCCGACGCATCCTGCAAGTCGAGATCGGCGACTGGTTCGGTTTCAAGGAGGCGCTTCCGGGTTCCGACGCCTTCGGGCAGGGGGCCTTCTATTCTGGCGCTCCCCTGACCAGCAATTACCGACTCACCGATCAGGCCTATCGCCGGCTCATCATGGCCAAGGCGGCAGCCAACATCACGAACGGCTCGATCCCAGCGATCAACCGGATCCTGATGAACCTCTTTCCCCACAGAGGGAATTGCTACGTCACCGAGGGATTTCATTCCGGCAGCTGGTTCGGCTTCGCGGAATCGATCAACGCCCAGGGCTTCGATCAGGCCGCGTTCTACGCCGGCCAGGCCATCCAAACCATGGTGATGACCTACACATTCGAGTTCGAATTGACGCCTGTCGAGCTCGCCATCGTCCAGCAGTCCGGGGTTCTCCCCAAATCCACCGGCGTCGCCGCCTCGGTCGTCATTCGCTAGGTCCGCAAATGAAATATTCCCAGATCCCGGCCAAATTCCCGATCCCCTTCGCGGCGAATGCCGGCGGCGGCTTCATCAACCCGATTCCGCAAAATTCGCAGATCGGGATCATCGATGGCGCCGCCTCTCTCACCGACGGCTTTCCGCCGCTGAACTTCACGCCCGTCGGTTCGGGCGGTGTGCCGCCTCGAGGTGTCGACTTCAACGGCATCCTGAACGCGATCACGCTGTGGAGCCGCTGGCAGGCCGCCGGCGCTCAGGTGAGGTTCGACGCCGCGTTTGCTGCCGCGATCGGCGGCTACCCCATGGGCGCTATGCTGGCCGGCAGCACGTCGGGAACGGTCTGGCTCAACACCGTCGACGACAATATCACCAATCCTGAAGGCGGCAGCCCGGTCGGCTGGATCAATCTGGCAACCCAATCGGCTTCGATCAGCGTCGGCACCGATACCGGCAGCGCCAATGTCCTCACTGCCAATGTCAGCCCGGCGCCGACGGCTTATCTCAACGGAGCGATCTTCATCGTCCAGAAGATCGGCACCGCGAACAATGGCGCCATGGTCGGCAACATCCAGTCGATTGGCCAGGTGCCGATCGTCGGGCCCAATGGTGCCCCGCTGACGCAAGGCCAGTATCCCGCCAGCCATAACGGCATCATGATCTACCTGACGGCGCTGTCGTCGCTGCTGCTGCTCAACCCAGCTTCCGCTGCCGATCCCAGCACGGTCCAGCCCGGAACGATCGAGTTCTACACCGGCGTGGTGCCACCGACGGGCCGGATCAAGGCCAACGGTGCCTCATTGAGCCGGACCACCTATGCCGCGTTGTGGTCATTCGCCCAGGTCAGCGGCAACCTCGCCGCCTCACAGGGGCTGAAGACCGCCGGCCAGTTCGGTCCTGGGGATGGAACCACGACCTTCACCATTCCGGATCTTCGCGGATACTTCCTGCGAGCGTTCGACGACACCGCCGGCATCGATCCCGCCAGGACCTTCGGCAGCACCCAGGGCGACGCCTTCGCCAGCCATATCCATTTCTCCTGGGATCAGGGCAATGGAAACGTCTGGAACACGAACGTCGGCAGCATCACCGTGGGCCCCACGGTCCCAGGACGATTGCTGAATGCTGGTGTTGCCGGCGTCTCCAATGGCCCCTCGATGACCACGACCGCGACAGGTGGCACCGAAACCAGGCCGAAGAACATCAGTCTCCTGGCCTGTATCAAAATCTGAGGCAGACATGCAGATCTGGAATTATGAAGCCGGCTCCGGTGCGCTCATCGGGCCCGGGAACGCCGATCCGTGCCCGATCGAGGCAGGGCAATATCTTATTCCGGCGAATGCGACGACTGTCGCGCCGCCGAAATTCAAGCCGGAGACTGAGACCTGTGTCTTCGCCGACGGGGCATGGTCGGTTATCCCGTTGCCTGAGCAGGCCTCGTCGCCAAAGCCGGACCTTGCCACCCTGGCGAATGAGGCGGCTTTGATTGTCCAGGCGATCTGTGCAGGGATCCTGCAGCAGATCTATCCCGATCCGGTCCGTCAGGCTGCCATGCAGACAGCTGCGGCGATCGTCGGATGCAATGCCGGCCAGGCTCCCTCATCTGGCCCCCTGGCAGACAGGTTCGAGGTCATCGCCAAGCTCTATATCAAGGGTAGCGGCGCCAAGGATGCATTCTGCCGGATCCTGGTCGCGCTCCAGGCCGCGACGATCGATCTGAATATCGCGCTGGCAACGGCAGAAACATCGATCGCCTCGGCAAAGAAGCCCGCCCAGATCAAAGCGGCGCTGGATGCCTTCCAGGCCTCGATCGCGGCGATTGTCGCAGCCATCAACGACACGCCGCTTCCCGCGGCTGTCGCGGCCCCAGGGCCGATCTCGCTCCCCGGAATCAACGCGTAGAGCCCAGACATGAAGCTTCGCATCCTTGCCGCCCTGGCCCTGTTCTGGCCAGCGCTGGCGCTCGCCCAGACCTCGCCGAACCTGACCTATGGCCAGGTGTCGACGCCGGGCCAGTGGAACAGCTACTTCGCCGCCAAACAGGACGTTCTCGGCTATACGCCGGTGAACCGTGCCGGCGACACCATGTTCGGTACGCTGAAGACGCTCTCCCCGACGGGCAACGTGGCCGGTCTGGTTGTGACTCCTGGTCTGGCCCCGACGTCGCCGGCGGACGGCAGCATCTGGGTCACCAATACCGGCATCTACACCCAGATCAACGGATCGACGATCGGCCCGCTTGGTTCGATCACGCCCGGCGCATTTGCCGCGACGCCGCCGCTCACCGTCAATGTCGCCGGAGGTGTTGCGACCTTCGGCATCGATACCAGCTATTTCGCCAAAACAGCGAGCAATCTCTCTGATCTGGCAAGCGCTTCGGCGGCCCGTGCGAATCTGGGTCTTGGCTCGATAGCGACCCTCAATAGCGTCGATCTTACAGCCAACGTTTCCAACACCCTGCCTGTGGCAAACGGTGGAACCGGTGCTGCGTCGCTGACGGCGAATGGCGTCCTCTTCGGAGGGGGAACCGGTGCGGTTCAGGCTACATCTGCTCTCTCGGCTGGCCAGATTGTTGTCGGTGTGACGTCTGGTGCTCCTCGCGCTCTCTCGATGTCTGGTGATTGCACGCTCGCGTCTTCGGGGGCGATAACCTGCACCAAGACCAATGGCACCGCGCTCGGGCCCTTCGCCACGGCATCGACCATCAACCTCACTTCCAACGTGACCGGCACGCTTCCGGTGGCCAATGGGGGCACTGGCGCGGCGACGCTGGGTCAATACAATGTCTTGCTCGGCAACGGCACCTCAGCGCTGGCCGGAACCCTATTGACCTCTGGCCAGCTGCTCGTCGGCCAGGCCACGTTTCCGCAAGCCAGAACGCTCAGCGGCGACTGCACCCTTGCCAACACCGGTGCGATCACCTGCACCAAGCTCAACGGAGTGTCACCGGGCACGACATATCCGTTGAATGTCGGCACCTCGGCTAACAACGTCGTCCAACTCGACGGATCCAGTCGCTACCCCGCCGCCGACGGTTCCCAGATCACCAACATCTCCGCGGTTTGGGCACCCGGCACGCTGAACGGTCTCACGCTTTCCCGCGCATCGGCGACCACAGTTGGCATCGCTACCGGCGCTGCGAGAAACGAGGATACCGGCACCGGGTTCAATATGATCCTGGCTTCGGCGATCACGAAGTCACTGTCGACCTGGGCAGCCGGTACTGGCAATGGTGGCCTCGATACCGGCTCCATTGCCGCCAGCTCCTGGTACCACGTCTGGCTGATACGCAAGGATAGCGACGGCTCGATCGACGCCCTGCTATCATTAAGCGCGACTGCCCCGACGATGCCTTCTGGCTACACGGCGCGACGACGCATTGGAGCGATCAAGACAGATCTATCTGGACAGGTCATCGCGTTCACACAGATCGGCGACCGCTTCATCTGGGCGGCTGCAAGCCGTGACATGTCGTCTGCCGTTGCATCGACCTCGGCCCAACTCGTCACGCTCTCGGTTCCTACAGGCATCAGCGCACTTGCTGATATCGAGGTTCTCGCCACGGCTGGCGTGAGCGTCGCGATCTATGTTTCGTCTCCCTATCAAAACGACGAAGCGCCTGGAACCGACGAGAGCACGACGCCAGGCTATACCGCTTACGCGGCATCGTCCTTCAATAGGTCACCGCTGCGCGGCCAGTTCATGACCAACACATCCGGCCAGATCCGGACGAGGAATAGCGTCGCGAACTCAACCACCATCGGCATCTTCACCTACGGATGGGTCGACACGAGAGGGAGGAGCTGATGCCCTATGTCCAACGCGATACCAATGGCGCAGTCATCGGGGTCTTCGCCAATCCGCAGCCCGATTATGCAGCGGAATGGCTCGATGACGATGACCCGGCCATCGCTACCTTTCAGGCGACACTGGCCAGAGCGAGGCTCGACGCCATGTCAGTCTCAGCCTTCCAGGCCCAGGCCGCTATGGCGATAGCCCAGGCGAAGGGGATCACCGACTTCGACCTCCTCGCCAAGGTGCAGCAGATCGTTTCGGCTGCGCCTGATCCCATGGTGCAGATCGCCTGGAACAAGGCCGCCGAGTTTCGGAGAGATTCTCCGACCATCCTCGCCTTGGCGGCGTCGGTACCGCTGACCTCGGATCAGCTCGACCAGCTCTTCGAACTGGCCGCGACGATCAGCGCCTGACGACCCGTTCACGTCCGACCAACTGGGCCCCGCTTCGGCGGGGCCTTTCTTTTGGAGTTCCCACAATTGCTTATCGATCGCCGCGACGTCGGCCCCATCGCCCTCGCCGTCGGCTTGATCTGGGCAGCGTCGGCGGTAGATCCCGCCATCGGCGCGGAGCGCGGCATCGCCAGCTGGTACCAGACGGGAACCAAAACCGCGAGTGGTGAGCGTTTCCGGCCAGATGGGCTCACCTGTGCGAGGCGTCGAGGTCGGTTCGGCTCGATGCTGCGAGTTACCGATCTAAGGAGCGGACGTTCGATCGTCTGCAGGCTGAATGATCGAGGTCCAGCATCGTGGACCGGGCGCGAGATCGATCTATCGCGGGGAGCCGCTCGCTCCCTCGGCATTCTTTCAGCTGGCACCGCCAACGTCAAAATCGAGGTCCTGAAATGATCCGCATCCTCATCCTGGGGGCGCTTGCGCTCGCCCTGTCGTCCTGTGCCTTCTGCTATTCGCCATCGGCGTGCGGCCCCAAACGCGACGCTGCGATGTGGGGAGCGGTCTCCAAGGAGATCCGCAAATGGTAAAGCTGCTGCTCATCCCGATCTTCGCCGTCTTGAACCATGCTCGCGGGGGCGGCGCCTGGCTGGGGATTTCGGCGTTGCTGGAGAAGCTTCCGGGCCGCAGCATCTTCTATGCCGCTCCGCTGTCTGCACTTGTGGCTTGGCCGGCGCTGGGCTGGCGCGACGCCCTGGTCTTCGGCCTGACCTATCTGCTCTGGGGGATTCCGGAATGGGGCCGTTGGTACACGCTCAACCGGGAACCGCGCTCGATCAGCGGCGCGCCGGGATGGTGGGCGGCCGTCCTCGAGCGTTTCGCCGATCAGATCCCGATCGGCCAGATTGTCGATCCACAGACCGGCCAGAACCGCAACGACTATGCCTGCTTCACGATCAGGAACACGGTCCTGCTGGCGCCACTATCATTCATCTCGCCCTGGCTGGCCTTCCTAGGGCCTCTTCAAACCGTCGCCTATGAGATCGGGCACCGGATCAAGCATCCAGGCGGCATCCCGCTCTGCGAGCTGCTGTTCGGCGCCATCATTGGAGCTGCGCTCGCGCTAGTGGCTTGAGGAGCGACCCGGTCTTGTTCTCTGGCAGGGAACAGCAGACCGGGCCGCCTTGCCAGCAACATCCCTACTGCCAGCGCGCCAAGAACGGCCAAACGCAGGATTTAGTTCCGCTGCACGTCGTCTCGACGCAAGCACCTGAAATCTCCCCACGAATTCCACCGAGAAAATTATCGAGGCTTCCATGGACGTGCTGGCCATCCAGACACGATTGAAAGCGCTTGGCTTCAATCCAGGCCCTCTTGACGGCGATCCCGGGACGCAAACCGCACGCGCCGTCCTGGCATTCGAACGGTCGAAAGGGCTGTCGCCGGACGGCAGGATCGATGACCGTATGGTTGCCGCCCTGTTCGCCGGTCTGGACTTCAAGGAGCCGCCATGGCTCACCGCGGCGCGTAAGGACCTTGGGATCCGCGAGGGGGTTGGCGCGGCCGACAACCCGCGCGTCGTTCAGATGTTCGCCGAAGCCGGACATCCAGAGGTCAAACACGACAGCGTCGCCTGGTGTGCAGCCGCTGTCGGCGCCTGGCTCAAACGCGCCGGCATCAAAGGCACCGGTTCACTCTGGGCGCTGGATTACCTGAAGTGGGGAGTGGCGCTGCCTGGGCCGATTCTCGGCGCAATCGCCGTGAAGAAGCGGCAGGGCGGTGGTCATGTCACGCTCGTCGTCGGCGCCAGTTCCGGCCGCGTCTTCTGCCTCGGCGGCAACCAGTCCGACTCGGTCTCGATCGCCGCTTACGACGCCTCGGTGTTTGCCTATCGCTGGCCGTCCGGCGTTCGCATTCCGAGTCCGGCCCTTCCTCTTCCGAAGACGATTTCCGGCGCCCGCGCCGGCGTATCGGAGACCTAGAAGGGCAAGGCATCGGCTCCTTAACCGCATAGATGGGCCTCAATCATGCCTCTGGAAATCATCTGGAGCGCCCTCGGCTTGGTGGCCGAATTGATGGCTACAGCCGGCGTGCTTGGCCTGCTCTGCCTATCCCTTTCGCATTTCCTTGACTGACCGCGCCCGGCGGCACCGGTCCAATTCCCCTTCTACCAACTGATAGAGACAAAGCATGAGCGCTCCGTTCCGCATTCGCCTCCGTCTCAAGTCGGTCAGACCGCATTACAAGCCGGCTCCGGCCACTACACCGTTGCCAGATATCCTCAAGGGCCTTCCGAGGACTCCGTTGCCTATCATCCCTGCGAGCGTCTGCCCGCGTTGCGGCATCAGATGGGATGGCCCAATGGGCTACTGCTGCCCAGAAGGCCAGATGTGTGGTGTCCCGCGTGAGACGCGGCCCACTGTCTTCATCCCCCAGGTTCAGACTGTCGGCTCAGGCGGCTTGGTCTACAAGCAGCCCGACGGCGTCACATACCGAACCTGGAACTAACCGCGCCCGGCCGGCTGCCGAGCATAACTCCTCACAGCAGGATCTTCCGATGAACCGCTTCTATCTCGCGGCGCTGCTGGCGTTCGCGCTGGTGACGTCTGTCTTCTTCCACCCCATCGTCGGCCTGGTGGTCTTTGCCGCCGGCGTCGTCGCCCCAATGCTTCCGGCCTACGCCTGGGCTGGCGCCGTGGCGTTCGTCGCTCTGGTTGCTCCCGCCTGGGCTGCCGACGACACCACCGTGTCCCTCGGCGGCCTCGTCACGGCCCTGCTTCCTTATTTCGAAGCCGCTGTCGCTGCCCTGCTCACGGCTCTGATTGCCTGGGCCGCTCAGGCCATCCAGAAGTGGCTTGGCATCCAACTCGATCAGTCCAGCCGTGATGCCCTGCATAGCGCCGCGATGACCGGCGTCAACATGGCGCTATCTCGGCTCAGCCAATCCGCCGCCAACCTCACCTTTGATGCGAAGTCGGCCGTCATCGCCCAGGCGATCGAATGGGTGGAATCGAGCGTGCCCGATGCGCTGAAGCACTTTGGTCTGACGCCGGAGCAGCTCGAGGCGCTGATCGAGTCCAAACTCGGCATCGCGGCGGCTGCGGCCACGCCGGCCGTCGTCGCGCCCGCGCCGGCGCCTGCGGGATGAGCGCCTTCCTCAAGGCCCTGGTGGCGGCGCTAATTTCCGGCGTCGCCAGCGCTCTCCTTGCTTGGCGAGACAAGGCGAAAGCCGACAAGGATGCCGAGGCTGTAGCGGTGGGAGACGCCGCCACCGAAACCCAACAGGTCATTACCGGAGTAGCCGATGCGCGCTCGCAACTTACTCCCGCTGGCTCTGCTGGCGATCTGGCTGCAAGGCTGCGCGCACGAGCCGCCGCCGAAGGCGGTGATAGCGGTTCCGGCGAAAACGGCAAATCGAGCGGCTGAGATCAAGCGTCAGCTCGCCCCGATCTGCCCGAACCCGTTGCCGGCGGCCTCGCTCAACCGGGCTGCCGACTATCTGGACGCTCACGCCGACGCCTTTCCTGTCGTGTCCGATCTCGACCGGCTCGACCGCGAGGCACGGCTATGTCGGGGAATGAAGCCATGAGCAAGATCGACGAGACGAGTGGCGCCGGCCAGAAAGAGCATTGGACCGTGGACAAGAAAATTCCGGCCGCGCTGTTGCTGGCCATCGCGTTCCAGACTGGAACCGCCATCTGGTGGGCAAGCGGCGCAAGCAGTCGACTTTCCGCGGTGGAAGAGCGAAACCTGAGGCTCGAAATGGAAGTTGGTAAACTGAGAGATAGCAGCGGTGATATTCGCGAGCGCTTCGCCAAGGCTGAAACCACCATGCAGGCCTTCGTGGAGACCACACGGCGGATCGAGTCGAAACTCGATCGGCTCCTTGATGAAAAAGATCAGACCCGTACGTTCGGCCCACGCTGAATCTAAAGAAAAGCCCGGCGGTGCTGGAGGCGCGCCGGGTTGAGAGTGGGGTTGACATTGCAGCGTATACTATTGCTGGAGAGCGACACGCCGCACGGAATTTGTAGCTCAATCTTCGAGCCACGACAACAATCCGTCAGCTTGGCAATTTCTGCCCGCTTGAGATGATTACAAGAAAAAGCCCGGCCGTGTCGGGCGGGCCGGGCGAGGTGGGTTGCCGTGACGCCTCAATGCGTCACACGCCATAATTGCACATTCTGTCGTGATACCACCGTGAAAAAGAAAACGCCCGCTTCTCGAGACAGAAGCGGGCCAGGCGGGTCAACAGGGGCCCGTAAGATACACAACCACTGACAAAAAAAGAATGCCCGCTTTCCTTTGAGGCGAGCGGGCAAGTTTTGGGCTGTTGTCGCATAGCGACAGCTCAGAACTCTTACCATTCTGATTAAGTTCCACCGCCGCACTGACAGCGGCACACTGGCCCCTGGTCCTTCGGGATCGGGGGCTTTTTTGCGTTTCAGGGGTCTCGTTTCCGGAAACGAGACCCCCATGCCTTGTGCAGGACGGCCAATCCTCAACCGTCTTTATCGGAGAGCCGACGCACTTCGGCATCGGTAGCTGCTGCCAAAGCAGACGAGATGAAATCGACCAGGTCGCCTTTTTCCTCTTCGATTTCGGCAGGGGTAATCCCGCCCGCCTTGGCCTCTGCTACCATTACATCTGCCAGTTCCCGCGCTCGTGAATCGTCACCGTCCGGCGCATAGGCCTCTGCATTGATATTCTCGGCGACCCAGCGGTCGGCGAACTCGGCGCCCCTCGCGCTCATTGCTGTTCCTCCTTGGAAATACTGGGAACCGCACTACCGAGTCTCGGTCGTGACGAGGACGTGAAATGGCTCTGGCAAGGGGAATTGAAAAATTGTGCCGACTCTTGTGCGGCGGATATCCACCGTCTGTTCTCACTTGTCCGCGATGTCCGCGAGAAAAACCGAGCTATTTCAAGGTGGTGCTGGCTGGGGCGGGAGGGTTCGAACCTCCGAATGGCGGAATCAAAATCCGCTGTCTACTTGTCTGAATGCGCATAGGCCGTAATCAATAATCGGTCTCCGCTGAGGCGATGGAAATGGAGGCAGGTGCTCAAAAATCTGTTTCAATCTTTCCCAGCGGCATTACCCAATCGTCAGATGGCCGCTTCCATGGCCGCTCTTTATGAGTGGCTACCTCAATTCTCGTTACACTGGGCCCCACCGGAGGAAACTCGAACCAATTTTCCTCACCATGCCCGCCTGGGCGTGGCGACTTGCAAAACACGTGATAATCCTTCCTAGCAAGCACCTGATTGCCGGACCAATAGACTACATTCATAACCACCCACATCGGGACCCAAGGACGCCCATTGCTGACTTTTACAGTAATATTGCCGCCGTTGTTCTCCCAAATATCCACAAACTGGCTTCGATCATCCTCATTGAAGCCATGAACGCCTGTCGCACGATATGCCCAAGCGCGCTCCAAGGGGCCGATCAACAATGTAGCTGCAATGGCCAGTATCGCTTGTATTTTCGGCATTCCAATCCTCCATCGATGGTACCGGGTGGAAGGGAAAGACAGCCGACGAGTCACGCTCTGGGCAAGAAGGTTTTGCTAGGTTGCCGTTGCGAGATCCATGTGGTGACTGCCTGGACACGACCAAGAAACGCCAGGGATCGTTACAGCGCCGTGACATGACCAAGAGCCGAAAGAGATCTAACATCGCCGCACCGCCGCCGTCCCGGCGCCGTAGGGGATGCGCTGCCGACGAGATTCAGAGCTGCGTCCGATAATACGTCGTCACCCCGATTGTCGCAGTCCGCTCATCGATCGCGCCGACTTCCTTGCCATTGAGCAGCCAGACCAGGCCCATGATATCATAGCGGGTCAACGGCGCCACAGGATGCAGCCCGAACAGCTCCTCGGCCGTCCAGCCCAGTTCGGCCGCCTGGTCGCCCCAGTCCGATAGGAACTCAATCGCGTCCTTCTTCGCCTGCTCCCAGCGCCGAGGATCCGGCGTCGGGTTCTCGCGCATCAGCTTGGCGAACTCTTCGGCGAACGGACCGGTATAGGATGGAGCTCGAGCAAGGGCGGCAGGCATCGGCATCTCTCCGTCAAACGGCAGATCGAACAGCTGCTCAGCAGGGTCGGCCATTGTCTCTACCTCTCAACGGACTCAGCGACGGAACGGTGTAGATTCGGTTTCTGTTCGCACCCAGACGACGACCCACCTGGTGCCGACTTCCCCGCCCTCCGGCTCCAGCCGGAAGCTTATGTTGTCAACGCGCACGATGATCGCAGTGAAGGTCGCGGTGACGATGAAGGCGCCCAGGCCAGGCTGCTCGCCGGGCACGAGCTCAGGCGGCTCACCCGGAAGGATCGTGGCTGGATGATTGGGCCACGGCATCTGCTTCAGCAGCAGCACAGCGCCGCGGCGAATTTCCGGCCGAGGCATCATTGCTGCGCGGAGCTCGCATTCGCCGGCCGGGGTACGATCACAAGCTGATCGCCCGGCAATGGGCGCTGCAGTGCCTTCGCCTCACTCCACGGCGCCCGCATCCAGACATCTCGCTCTTCGGCTGTCGTCAGGATCACCGGCATAGCTCGCTTGTGATGAGGCTTCACAACTGCGTTCGCGTCCGTCGTCAGGAAGCCGAAGACGTCGATCGTGACCTCGCCTTCCTTAACCTTTCGGACCGCAGTCCAGTTCGTCCAAATGCCGGCGAAGACTGCCAGAGGCTTGTTGTCGTTGAGGGCGAACCACTTCAGCGCCTTGCCGCCCTTCTCATTCTTCTCGCTGTCCGAGTATTCGGAAAAGGCGGTGAACGGCACCAGGCATCGGCTTTCCGGGCCCAGCCAGCGACGCCAGTGAGGGGAAGAGACATTGCGGATGTTGGTCACGCCAATATCGGCCTTCTTTCCTTCCAAATACTTCGGAGGGGTTGGCATCCCCCAGCGCGCCAGCGCAAGTTCCCGGACGCCGTCGGCTCCGTCCCTTATGATCGGCGAAGGATAATCAGGATAGACGTCGACGGCATCAGGCCAGTTGACGGTGTCGCGGATGACCGGGCCCAGAAGCCGCAATTCCTCCTGGGTCATTTCCTGATTAAACAGATTGCACACTGGCAGCTCCCTAGGTCGGCGAGTGGGAATCATTCTCCCAATTGCCGTCGGAAAATTCGGCAAGCTGCTGCACGGTATAGCCAAGGCCGAAAGACGCAAGCGGTGCCGGGTTTGCCCAGCCCTGGCAGATGGCAGCGGCGGCCACTGCGCGAGCCTGCTCCCAGATGTCGGCAAGGCGCTCCTCTTCCTTCGTCACCCCACCTTCGCCCATCATCATGCCTTCGTAGGCAAAGGCGCCTTCAGCAGCTTGCTCAGGGGTGCAATTGTTCGCAGCGAAGAAAGCCAGCGCGGCAGCGTGGCCTCGTTCAAGCTCAGCCTCGGTGGCGCCGCGTAGGTAGACGCCAAGCGACTGCGAGGTTTCGGTCGGTTTCCAGGTGTCGACGGTACCGGTCATTTCAATGTCCTTCCGTTGTGGATCCAGGGGCGAGCGTCATAGCATGACGTGAACGAAATGAGAACAAAAGAGTCGACTCGTCCTACAATCAGGATTAGCCTTCCTGACATGGAGACGGCGTATGGAGGCCAAAATGCTGGAAAAACGACGAGTTACCGTCGATATCGATGAGAAATCCGGCCCCACCTATGAGGAAGCCATAAAGCTCGACGATCTGCGCACCAAGCTCAAGGATGCCGAGAGGGTGCAGTTGGTTCTTCTGCGCGCCTGCACGGAGATGGCGCGTGAGCTCGATCTCGCACGGGTGGAACTCAAGATCTTCGACGAAGCCAAGGCCAACCCCGGCGACGATCGGATCAGCCTTGAGGACCTTGAGCGGATGGACGGCCTGAATCCCGACTGCAGTTTCGAGGGCGTCGTCAACAGCTGGCTTCATGACGCCGGCGGCGACGCAATGCTCGCTCTTCGTCGCATGGTCCGCCGCAGCTTTGCCAACGACAATGAGCTCGATACGACCCGGCTCGCTTTATACGATCTGCAAGTGAAGCATGGCGAGAAGCCTCTTGGGATCGAGGATCCTGAGGAACTGCGCGCCCATCTGAAGACGATGTTCGATCGAGAGATGCGGGAGATTTCGGATAGATGGGTCAGCGTGAAGCTGACGCCGGACGATACCGCGAACTGATGACGACGCCGGCCCAAGAGCCGGCCCCCGATGATCTCGAAACCAGTGTCGACGACGCAATCGCAGCCTGTGAGGGCGACGCGAGGGCGGCCGTTCGTGCCCTACTGGTGGCGCTGCATCATTGCCAGGCCGAGCTCGAACAACGAAACAAAGAGATCGCGCGGCTCACGCGGGACATCTCGCGGGGCTATTCGCGCGGGCGTTATGGGTGAATTGACCTGGACTAGACATTACGGGGAGATCAAGGGGCTGAAGTTTCAGGAATATGGCCCCTTCCCTCAGACCGTTGCGGAGGCCATCGAGCATGGCTGGACAGCCCTAATGGTCGGCCTCTGGAAATGCGAATTCAGATGCGAGCGAGAGGGCAATCTCCTCTTCCAGCAGTTGGCGGATCGAGGCGAGCAGCATTGTTCGCTTGCCTGGCTCTACGACAGCGCCGTTTGTAGGCGCTGCGGTCGCAAGCCGGAATTTTCGCATCTCGGCCATAGGTTCCGCAGGGGCGAGCTTGTTGTCTGGCATCGGCGGGCTGTCCATTTCATGGATGGCAAGGCTGTCAGCTTAGGCCTCGCCGAGGGCGCAGACATCCGACGCGGCGCCGAAAAGCTCCCGCCGGACCACAAGGTGCCGACGGTCGGCCAACTATTCCAGGAGCCGGGATGGCTCTGGATCGTGTGCGAGAAGTGCAATCGCTTTAAGCCAGTCCGAACTCAATCCCTCATACAGCGATGGGGCCGTGACACCTCGAGCAATGTGATTCTGCGCGCGATGCGCTGCAAAAGATGCCAATGGAAGCGCGCCAGGTTTCAAAGCCCAAGTTGGGGAGGCGCGCAAAACCAATGGGCGTCGTTCCCAGGAAATGAATTCAGGGACGACGAGCTCTGAGCGCTTCGGCGATCTGACGATCTGTCTCTGCGTTCTCGGCCTTGGCCAGCATGTGGTGATCGGCAAGGCTCTGCAGCGCCAAGGTGATATCGATCGTGTCCCACCCTGCCCGCTCGGCTCGCTCGACCAGATCCTGAAAGGCACGCTCCAGAGCCTCCTCGCATTCAAGCAAGCGGTCGGAGATGTCAGCCGTTCTCTTTGGGCCGGCGATCGGTGCGCTCATGGAAATCCATAATACAACACCAGTCGGGGAATTGCATTGCCCCCCGAAAAGGTGCGACACACGCCAGCGAAAAGCCCAACAATTCCCCTTCACAAGGTGCGACGTCCGAAGGCCATAACTAATTGATTTTGCACAATCGTTAGTAGCCCCTAGGGCGCGCCACACTGCTAAGTCACCTCTGACTTATCAGTCACTTACTGACCGAAATTGTCGCACCTCCCGTAACCACCCCTCAAGGTGCGACACGGCTGTGCCGTTTCCGTTCACTCGGTTCCGTCAATACCTTGGCTGCAACGAGCGTCTCCGCGATGCGCTCGAAGCCCTTGGTCGCCAGGACGAGCGCCCTCGCCTTCTTCGTGTACGTGCCGGACTGGCGATTGTTCGCCCAGCCATACATCGCCTCGAGCTCGACCTCTGAGCCTCCGTTTTCCGAGCAGAGCGTCGCGCCGCCTTTGCGCAGCCCGTGAGCGGTACAGTCAGGAAGCTTGGCTTCGGTGCAGCGATCCTTGAACCAATTCCCGAACGCCGCGCCAGATGCGAATGGCTTGCCATATGCCGTCAGAAGGTATGGCAGTTGATCGGTCTCGGGCATCGACTCGATCGCTTGCACCAACGGCCAGGGCACTTCGGTGATCAAATCGGCGCCTGTCTTGCTGGTCTTGAAGTTGACCTTCCCAGAGCGAGCATGCTGGCGGCCGAACTTCGTCGCGTCGGATCTGCGGAGGCCAGTGAAGAGCAGGACCATGCACGCCAGATAGGGCATCGTGCCAATCGGGTGCCTTTTCACGTAGGCCCTGATGTCCTCGACAGTCCAGGTGTAAAATCCCTCGGTCTCGATCTTGATTTTCGGGATGCCGGCCGCCGGGCTGGTCTCGATGATCTTGACACTGACAGCCCAGGTATACAGGGCCTTCATGGATTTCAGCCATTCGTTGGCGTTCCCTGGCACCGCCGATCGCTTCGCAACACCCTTGGCGATGTTCTCGCCGGGGATCATCATGGGCTTGTGCCCGTGTTCCTTCTTCATTGCCTCCAGGAACTTCCGCCTTCGCTTGCGGCCGAGCGCTTCCATCCTGAGGAATTTGGTGGATTCGGTGAAATAGCGATCGATCAGCCAGCCCAGCGTCTTCGGTGCAAACGGCACCCTCGCATCATGCTTGGCAGATTTGGGCGCATTCTCTTCAACGCCGGCGAAAAGCGTTTTCACCGCGGCGCGATACTCGTCGAGAAATTCAGGCGAAGAGACCGGGTGCTTCAGCCGTATCCGCTTGCCCTTCAGGCGAGCATAGACCACGCGCCGCCCGTGGCGGGTTTTCTCTTCGCTCAGATATTTGAGATCGACCTCCATTAGGTCAGGGTGCTTCATCGCCCCAAGCGCCGTCAACGTCGTCTTCTGGGGATTGCGGGGACTGCTCGTCCCTGAGCTGATCAAAAGCCGAATCGAGGGCGCGCATATCCCATATCACTCGCCGGTCGATCCGGATCGGCTTCGGCATCTTGCCCGTTCCAACGAGCTCGAGGAACTTCGTCTGGCTCAAACCGATGTAGGCGGCCGCCTCTTCGCATGACAGGCCACGCCGCGGCGCCGGCGACAGTGGCAGCACGATGGTGGTCGCGGCATCGATGGCGCGGGCGTGCTTCATGCCGCCTCCTTCAACGTATCGATGTTCTGCTTATGGACATCGAAGGCGGTTGCCGAAACCCATGGATTTTCCGACCAGGAATCGGGGCCGTTGATATGCTCCCAGAGATGGCGATAGGCGTTCACGGCACTTCCGTATGTCGAGCGGACCAAGCCGCGCCGGTCATCGATGGACAAGCCGGTCCAGGGCACCTTGTCGAGCCCTTCGCACCAGGTGCAAACGCCCTCGGCCCAGGCATCTTCCTCGCTAATTTCTTGCAACCGCTCGACCTTGACGCCGGTCACGATCAGCGTGATGCGCGAGGCCGACCTCGGCATAAAGATTGATGGCCGCCATCCTACGGGGTCGCCGTTGTCCATTGGCTGCGCGCCAGGATCTGCGCGATAGACGACGCGCTTATGCGCTCGGCTCTGACCATCGTCGTACCAGTCATATCCCCAAGTCTCTTTGCACCAGAGCCGGTCGCCGCCGGCATAGCGCGAGCGTTCAAGATAGAACTCGCGCTCCCATGTCCGGTACGTAGGGACGCCAGCAGACACGTTGCTGCACCACTCGTCATATTCCCAATAGGCCTCTTGCGTCTTTTGGGGAATAAGCCGCCGCGTCTGGGTCTTTGTGCCAGCGAGCAAGGCGCGTATCATCGGGGCGCTGAAAAGAATCGGGCGATCGGTCATCAGACGAGCCCCTTCTCGATTGCGAGCCATTCAGGAACCGTCAAATCGTGATAGAGGATGCCATTGACCTTTGCTTTCGGCGCGATCTCGATCTTGCTCTTGGGAAGCCAGACGGCCCCCTTCCGGTCTTCATGATCCTCGCTGACTAGCAGGGCCGAGTCCGTCTCGTGATGGACGAAAACGACCATGTCGTAGAGCGCTTCGGTAAGACGGCCCATCAAATCCCCCCTGCCGCTTCGATGGCGGCTGCTTTGCAATCGGCCCGGACTTCCTCGATCTGCGCCTTGGTGATGCCGCCGTTGTTCCGGAACCATTCCCAGGAACCGCGTTTCAGCAAGCCAAGCTTTTCGAGGCGCCAGACCAACGACATCGGCTTCATCTCGGCCATGTCCGCGATCACGATGGCCATGCGCCGGGTGAACATGGTTTGGCCGGCCTTGTGGGCGTGGAAGGCGGCTTCCAGGGTGATGTCATCCATGGGACACTTTCCATTCGATTGAGATGGCTTTCGCCTCATCCATGGACATCGGCCGGAACTGCTCGAAATTACCGTCGGGCATAGCCTTGAATGCCCAGTTTGAGCGCTGTCGGCCGGCTGGGTCATAGTGCCGATTGCAACGCGGGCAGAAAAAGTGCAGTCCGCCGGTCTTGTAGACCATTGGATTTCGACCGCAGCAGCGGCCCTGGTCGAGAGTGGTCGGCGCGAAAATGCCGTGCTCGATCGTGCAGCCGTGCTCGTTGACGGAATAGGTGAAGGGGTTGAGGGGCATCATTCTGCGGCCTCCATCACGCGAACAAGGAAAGCTGCGGCGCTGGAGCCGGCGGCGGCGAGGCGAGGCAGGAGAGTGCGAACCGCATATGCTGCTTCCAGTGGCACAACGCCGTTTCCGAGCATTCGGAGGCGGTCCACCCTGCTGGCCATCCCATCAGCCATTCCACGAACAGCGGGGACAAGGTAGGGCGCTTCTCGGAGAACGCGCTGCCATCCTTGAACGTCTGCAGGACCGGGAGGGAAGATAGCCGGATGGCATCGGTCAGTGTGATTCCAGGATTGAACGCCTTGCTGGCCTGTGTCCGACCCGCCGTGAGAGAGGCGGAAGCGCGTGAGTCGGCGACCGTCACCGTCGGCCACTGCGCTGCTTGGGCCGGTAGTGGAATTCCTCCTGCCCCAAAACTCTGGTTCGGACCGCCCTTCTCTCCGTCCGTTGCGCGAGGCGTCGACCATTGCAAGGGCGAGGACAAATACACGTTCTCGCGGGTGTGGCGCGCCAACCTCTGACGCCGTGAACAGTCCGCCCTCAACCGCAAAGCCCAGCTTCTGAAGGTCTCGCCATACCCTTTCGGCGCCAGCGATTTCGTCATCCCCCGCCGCAAGCATGCCGCTGACATTTTCGATGAGGACGAGCCAGGGACGTGCCTGCACGATGATGCGTCGGGCATCGGACCAGAGGTCGCGTTCGTCATGGCTGCCCCGCTTGCGGCCGGCGAGGGAATGCGGCTGGCACGGGATGCCGCCAATGACGCCATCCACGAGGCCGCGCCACTCTCTGCCGCGGAAGGTTCGGGCATTGCTCCACACAGGCGCTGGAGCCACGAGACCTTGGCGCATCGCTTCGACCAGGTGGGCGACGGCGAAGGCTTCCCTCTCCACCAGACAGACCGGGCGAGCGCCTGGGATTGCCAGCTCGAGGCCAAGGTCGAGCCCTCCGCCTCCGCTGCAGAGGGAGATGAAGTCGAGGGGTCGCAATTCGGGATGTACAGCCACATTCAAGCCGCTCCTCCCATTGCTTCGAACCTGTCGATAAGCCCTCCCCGCCCCAACGGCAGGTGATTGAAAGAGCGCAGAGACTCGGCCCAACGTCGTGAGACCGTGCGGGGGCAAAGACGATGCAGAAGGCGCGAAGAGATGCTGGCGACGGCGGAGCGATTGCGGCCGGCTTGATCCTTTTGGCTCTCATTGTTTGCGGCATGGCCTGGTGGCTGGTGCGAGACGACCTTTGTTCCGCCAAGACGATCATGAAAGACAACGATGGCCTGTGCTTCGAGTTCTGGCTGAACCGATATCAAACGTTGCTTGTGGGCCTGGTCGCCGCCGCGTTGGCTGTATATGGCGCCCGGTCGGCCTGGAACGCAGTTCGGTTGCAGATTGGCACCGTCGACGAGCAGGCCTGGCAGTTGTCCCGGGGGATTATCGAACTCAAATTGTCCGAGTTGAGAGAAGTCAGCCGCCAACTTTTGGCAACGCAAGACAGAGAAAACGCCTATGGCAGCATAAGAATGGTCTTGGGAATGTACGAAATAGAAGCAGGCGATCTTTCGGTCGCCGAGCTTCGAAAAAACGCCGCCGCCTGCAATCCACTCATGCGCCAAAAAATTGAATCTATTGCGAGCCGCTTGGAGGCGATTTCCGTGGTAATGTCGGGCTTTATTGTTGAAAAAACCTACGAAAATAATCCGATATTCGCAAAAACCTTCGCAAACTCTCTGCAGAGAACCGTGGATACAATTGAGCAACTTACGAGAGAGAATTAGGCACCAAATGCCGCTCGCGAGGTGCTCGCGCACCCTCCCCGGAACCCGAATGCCAAAGCAGAGTTCTGGGTCGGAGGCACACTCATGCACATCCACTTTTGGACGCACCCGGTTGAATTGCGCACCTATCTCGGTGACCTGCGCAGGATCACGTCGACCGAGGAAGCGGTGAAGTTTCTGAATATGAACTGGCCACTGACTGCCCATGGGCGACCAATGCGCGGGCAGCAGCGCTTCGCTATGGCGATTAGAAACGCCACTTCTGTCGAAGATGCCCGATCTACCTTCATCGAGGCATGTATGAGCATCGGAATGCAGGTTATTGAGGGTTCTTGATCCTGAGATCGCATAGCTCGGAACCAGATCGCCCCGCCGCAGTTCATAGGCCGGAGGCGATCTATGGACGTCAGACCTTGGAGCTCCCCGGTGAGAATCGAGATGGCTCCTGGGAGAATTCGGATCATCGGCTCGACGCTTGAGGCGGCCACCTTTCTGCTGAAGGACTGGCCGCCCAACGCTGAGGACATAGCCTTCTGGGCACGACGGATATGCCTCGAAGCATCTGCGGGCTTGCGGCCGGACGAGGAGGCGCGAGCGGCGTTCCTCAGTGCCTGCCAAGACGCAGGTGTCCGCGTCGTCCCATAGAGTTCGGAGGAATGGCCAATGGACGTCAAAATCTGGAGCATGCCGGTTAGGTTCGAGACCGGCGTCGGCCAGTACCGCATCATCGCCAGCACTGAGGAGGCGTCGCGGTTCCTCCTGAACCAGTGGCCGATGGAAAACGGCGTCGCCTATGACGCGGCCCGGCAGGCCTACCTCGATGCGATGGAAGGCGAGGTTCCGGCTGACCTGGCCCGCCAAGCCTTCATTGAAGCATGCGACGATGCCCGCATGTATGTGATGCAGTGAGGTCATGCCGGCACCTCGGGAAATCCGTTGTGCTCGACGCCATCTAGGAGACGGCCGGCGACCTTCTTGCCGACGCGCCAGGCGCGCTGGTAGTCGTCTAGTTCCAGGCCGAACGAGTTGCTTATCCCGCTTGGGATCGTCTGGTCGTCGGGGATCTGATCGCCACAGATCCACTCGCCGTTCTGCTTATGAAGATAGGCCTTCTCATGAGCAGCACACTGATCGCGCAGGCTCCGGAACCATTCAGTTCGGCTAGGTCGAGCATATGGTCCGCTCTCGCCGCCACTGATCCACCACGCAATCCCGGGTATCTGCGCGGTCCCGTCCGCCCCGATCCGGAAGCCTTCCTTCCACCGCTCGCCGGGATAAAGCTGCTGGGGGTATGGATTTCCCTTCATCCACGGCGAGAGGTCGCCGAGATTTTCGAGGAGCGGTTCGCAGGAGGCGAACAGGAATCGCGGACGAAGGCCGGCTGCGAGGGTGAGATGTCCAAGGCGCTGCTCAACTGCCTTCCGGTCCTCGACGGTCGTACCGAAGGCGATATTCGCCGGCATGAAACCGATTGCCTTGACCATCTTGACGATGTTCTGAGGCCGCTTCGTCAGAAGCAGCCATTCCAGGTTCGGCGTGTCGCGGATGAGTGCCCAGAGATCGGCACGCCAGTCCGCTGGCACCTGGTTGTCAAACACGTCGGCAAGAGACGAACAGAAGACGCGATATCGGGTGCCTTCGGCCTCGGCGTGACGGTTCCATTTCAGGGGCTGGCGCCAGTTCGATTCGGCAGTGCGTCTACGATCTCCCTGCCATAGTGCAGCCTGCCCGGTTCGCTTCGCCCAGCCTTCTGCATAGCAATTGTCGCAGGCGAAGCTGACCTTCGTGCAGCCGACCCAAGGGTTGAAGGTATGGTGCGCCCATTCGATCTTGGTGTTTTCACCCATTGGCTGGGCCCTCCCCGGTCCAGGGTTCGAAGCACCAGCTCTCAACCCACCAGGCCGAGACATCGCCATCGCGATCGTGACCGGCGATCCGCATATCCAGGCGGCGACCAAAGGCGGTGGAATGCGTCTCCCTCAGGCTCGCTGGCGTTACGGGGCCGCAGGGTGGCGTTCCGACTTCCAGCACGATGTGGGGAATGCCCTCGTTGGAGTGGTTGTAGCCCTTGCGCGGTGTGACAAGATCTCCGGCCTTGAAGAAGCAGCCGCCGTCATAGCGCGCGAACACCTCGCGCAACGTCATGACCTGGGCCTCGGGGACCGGCAGGCTCACGCTCTCCTTCTCGGCCCCAAGCGCCATTTCGATGATCCCGATGCTCATGCCGCGACTCCATCCGCCTGCTTCGCCGCGGCCTCGAGCGCCGGCAGCGCCTCCTGGATCTCGTCGAACTCCTTCTGTGTGAGCTTGCCCTTCCAGGACTTGAGGGCCCGAGAGCCCTCCAGCGCCTTTGCGCGGGCGCGGTCCAGAAGGGTGTCCTCGGCCGGCAGGTCGTCGTCGTTGTGCTCGGCGCCGTCCTGGTCAGTTGACAGATCGCCCGTATCGGCTTCCGTTTCGGCGGACGCGGTTGACGGTTCGGTGTTGGCAGGCGCCTGATCCAGCACCTCGCCGGTCTCGGCGTCGACGTGTTCTTGGGAGAACCCTTCAATCTGCGGAGCAGACGCCTGGGCACTGCGAAGCCGATGGACAAGCCCGGTGGGCTGTTCGGCCTGCAGCTCGAGGTGGTGCTCAGCGCGATCTTCGATCTGGAGCGCGGTGCTGAGATCCGGCGACTGCGGCAGCCGCTTCATGAGGCGGCGGATGCAGGTCTTCTTCGCCATTTCGTCATAGTCGGTCGACCAGGGCGTGCTCTTGATCTTGCCGGCCTTGAACGCCCTGAAGCCGTCGGACTTGTCTCGGATCTTGTCGATCTGGACCGTAGTCATCGGCTCGAAATCCGTCTCGCCATCCTTGAACTTGACCACCGCGTAATAGCCGACGATCTCGCCGCGATCGCCGAACAGGTCCGGCTTGTGCTTCAGGCGCTTCTCGTCGCCCAGAACACATTCGATTTCGTCGTTCTCGTAAACTTCGTGGGCGTAGACGCTGGCAATCTCGCCGGACTGGCGAGCGAGCTTGATCAGTCCACGGTAGCCGATACGAGCCTGTGGCCCCGTTGCCGATGCGATCAGATAAGCTTCGCCGAGCTGTGCATCGAAGAGGAGCCCGAGCGCTGCGACCTTAGCGACCTCGCGGAAGACTTCGCGAGGATTGAGAGTCATCAGCTTCGGCTGGTTCATGATCGCGTTGGAAAGGTTCCGCTCAAACCGTTCGAACGGCACATGCGCCGGCAGGACGGATTTCACCGCCTGCTTGTCTGCAGGTGGCAACACCTTGCCCATGAAGGCTTGGAGTTGGGATGGTTTCTGGCGCTCTTCCTGGAGCGCGACAGCGGTGCTCATTCTGCTGCTTCCCTGTAGGTGTTATCGATCTCCGGCAGGAGACCGAACTTCGTCTCCGTCTCGACCCGCTTGCGGAGCCAATCCGGCATGGATGTCGTGATTTCAGAGGGGTACGCCGGCCATTCGCCGGCCTCGATGCACTTGGCGAACTTGTCGATCGCGCGCCTGTTGCGCCGGGCGCCGTAGCTGATCCATTCGGCATCGACGGGCGAAACATTTACCGCCCAGGGGTCGTCGCCCTCGATCCAGACCAGCACGAAGTCGGTCATCTCGAAGCCGAGCACCTGCCGGAAGGCTTCGCCGACGAGCGCTCCCTGGGCGTCGTACCCCCAGTTCTGAACGGCACGCTGGATCTTGTCGGGCGAGGCGTCGGTCGTCGTCTTGATGTCGCCCGCGATGCCGTCGGATACCGGGATGACGTCAGGCCGGCACTTCAGCCAAACGCCGGTCTTCCGGTCCTGCCAGAATATCGAGCGCTCGACATGCCCCTGCAGCAGGCCGGCTTGGATGCTGGGATCGCGCGCTAGGCTCGCCGCCATGCCGCGGATCGCGACGAGGTCGTCCGGCACCAGGACAGTCCGGCCGGCCTTGCGCATTTCGTCGCGCCAGGCCTGGGCAGCCTTCGTCCGCCAGTCCGTCCAATCGTCCGGCCGCACGGCATAGCGCTTCTTGAAGTCGGCCTCGCCAAGCAACAGGGTGTGGGCTGCCCTGCCGAAATCAAAGGCGTCCTTCTGCTCCTCCGGCTTGCGGTTCGGGTTCAGATAGGACTGGGCCCAATAGTGCGCAGGCGAACGGCTGTCGAGCAGGCGGAGACCCGATGAGGAAATGCTCGGCCCGGCGCAGCAATCGCTGTGGTAGACCTCCATCGGCACGCCGGAATAAATGCCCTGCTTCGTGATCTTCTGGCCGTCCCAGGGAATGGCGTCGATCATCGGCCCAGCTCCTTCTTGAGCTGGAGGTTCTTCAGCCGCCGGCGCTGGCGCTCGAGGTCACGGACCGGCCGGTGAAGGCGGCGGGCTGCGGCGAGTTCGACCTCGACCTCCATCAGTCGGGCGCGGATCGGTTGAGTCTCGGCTGCGATACGGCGGGCGCGGTGCCATTGGTACCAGGCCAGCAGGATTGCCTTGATCTGGTCAAATGGAGGCATGGCGCTTCTCCGCTTGCTCGCAAACAAATCCGCGCTTCTGGTCGCGCATCACAACCTTTTCAGAGACCGACTTGCTGCCGGCTTCCGCGTTGCAGTCCCTGCAGGCCAGCACGAGGTTCGACGGATGGTTGGGGCCGCCGTGGGCTTTAGGGACGAGGTGCTCGATTGTGATCGCGGCGCTGTCGGGCGACAGGAATCCGTTCTCGCAAAACCAGCACCAGAGACCGTCCCGCGCGGCGAGATCCACAATGAGGTGACGCAGCTTGACCTTGCTTTTCAGGTCAGGCGACAACGCCACATCCTGCTTCGCTTTGTAGGAATTCAGGATCTCGACCAGTTCATCCGGCCAAGTCTGCCGCCCAGCCTTGTTCGTGTAGACGACGAACGGCCCGAAGCAGGTCCGGACGCGCAGGACTTCCCAGGCATTCGTCGGCGGGTCGACGATTGCCCCGCGCTTAGTCAGCCAGGACTTGAAGGCTGCCACTTCCTTATCCGACAGCATGGCTGGCCTCCATCTGCCGGCGGCGAGCGCGGGCGCCCTCCAGGGCGTCATCGAAGCAGGCCAGGACCTCGTCGATACCGAACGGCAGCGCGGCGACAGGCCCCTTGGCAACTGTAAGTATCTCCAGGCACTTGGCTTTATCGGCCAAGTCGACACCGGACACGGCAAGGAAATCTCCGATGTCGCGGACGGATTGGGCCCGGGCGACCACGGCCCGTGCCGCGGCGCCGATCGGGCGGAAGTTGGGAGGGAGCGGGCCGGTCATGGTTGCCCCCTCAATCCGTGTAAGCGACGTATTGGAACTTGCCGCCGCCGAAGCTCAGGAATCGTCCGCCGAACGTTCCCTTGACGCGATCCTCAACTTCCTTGGACGTCGTTCCTTCCGGATAGACGCCATCGCAAATCTGTGAGAAATGAGTGTGCTCGCGGATGCGGTAATCAATCTTGGTCGGGTCAAGTTCGCGCGGCTTCCACGACAGCCATTGACCGGTCTTGCGGTCTTCCGTGACCTTGTGGTCATTGAAGACGTACTCGACGGGGTCGTCAGCTTCTTCCCACCCGCAATCGGCGCAGAAATGGCGCGGCGCAGTGCAGGCACCGCAGGGGGCGCTGAGGTGGCAGCTGCAATTCTCGGCGCGGCGCAACTCGATACTGCCGCAGCATCCGGAACGATTGCAGACGTCACCTTCGCAAATACCAAGCGTTTCCCCCATCACCGTCACTCCGCAGCCACCAGGGCCGGAGCGGCCTCAAGCCACCTGCCCTCGACGATTTCGGAGACCCAGCTCGGCACGACCTTGTAGTCCAGCATCAGGCGCAGGCGATTGCCGTCACAGTGCAGCTCGTTCGCCGCGATGTAGTGCTCGGCCTCCTGGCAAATCGCCTTGGTGACGTCCTTGCAGGTGCCGACCGCCGGGTCGATCTCCAGGACCTGCAAGAGCCCCTGCCCGCGCTTATCGCTGGGGTCGAACTCGCCGTTGACGAAACGCTCGACGATATCCTTGCGGGTAAGCGAGGCGGCGCACTCGTCGAAAGTGACGCCATAACGACCAAAGCAGGTTTTAGTAATGAGATGAGACATCTGAGCTCTCCGGGATAGAGAGCGGCCGGCGCGAACCGGCCGCGCCGATATCACTTGCCTTTGCCGCCGCTGTTACCGTGGCCGCCCTGCCCGTTGTTCGAGCCATTGTTCCCGGATCCTGGGCTGGAACCGTTGTTGTTGCCGCCGCCATTGCCCGGGTTGCCGGCATTGCCATTCCCGTTGCCGGGGCCGTCGCCCTTACCAGGACCGTGACCGCCGGGACCGTTCTGACCTTCACCGGGACCGTTGGAGCCGGAGCCGGTTCCGCCGCCATGATCGCCAGAGCCATTGCCGCCAGCACCACCACCGTGATTGCCGCCGCCGTGGTTGCCATGGCCGCCACCGTGCTGACCCTGGCCGTTATGACCATGATCGCCGCCACCATGGTTCCCACCACCATGACCGCCATGACCGTGGCCATTGCCATGACCGTGTCCCCCGTTGCCGTTATGACCGCCTTCGCACCCGTCGCCAGGATTAGAAGGACCGCCAGGATCGCTGGGGCCGCCGGGATCGCTGGGGCCAGATCGAGCGGGAGCACTGCGGGTCGAGATCGCCGCCGGCCCCTGGCTACGGCTGTTCGTGCCGTAGGGCGTGGCGATGTCGCAGACTTCGGGAAGGAATGGGAGCAGCTGCTTGTAGCAAGAGCCCGTGCGGGCCGATGCCGGCGGCGCCAGAGCTGCAACACCGATGATGGTGCTGGCAGCAAGAATTGAGAGAGTGAAAGTTTTCACGTCCGTTTTTCCATGTTGGGTTTGTGAGGCGGGATCGCTGGCGCCGCGTCCCGTTCATGCCCGGCATGGAAAATGTGTAAAGCATCACTTCACTTCGGTCAAGCGACCAAGTGAAGTGATACTTTACTTTTTTGACGACCTGCAAAAAAACGATTCGTTTCCCTTGACTCTTTTTTAGTCATGTTCTCATTCTGTTCTCATTCGAGGCCAAGGAGGAAACAATGTCGTCTCTGGTGAAGTATTTCGTCGTTTTGCCATTCTCCGTGAACAAACATGGCCGCCTGGTCCCAGGCAACGCCCGCGAAGCTGCAAGTGAGAATGAAGCAATTCGGGTGGCACAAAGACATGCACACGCGATCGCCTTCTATCGCACTGGCGATGCTACTACTGGAGATTGGGATGATGCAGTGATCTTTAAAATCGTCGGCTCAATTCCGACGAGTATTATCGAAGCGATGGCTGCTTAAGCGCGCCTTGATCCCACGATCACGTGGACGGACTTCACGAGGGGCTTTTCGATCTCAAACTCTTCCGGCGGGTTCCACTGCCAGAGGATCAGCTTCTTCGGCGTCCACGCCCGGAATTCCTTCACGTACCCCTCCGGAGGCGCGTGCTCGTCGTCAGGAAAGACCTGGACAAGCACATCATCCTCTCGACGCGGCGGCAGATGAGGGTGAATCAGGAGGAGTTCTCCGGGCTTCCACCGCGGCTTCATGCTTTCGCCGTCGACATACACACCATAGGCATCAGGAACGTTCGCCAACTCGCTCGGCATAGGTCGATAATCCACGACCTGGCCATTGAAGAGAAATCGCCCCTCTATGCCGCCTCGCGCGAGCCCAAGAATAGGCAGAGCGCCACGCCCGTCGCCTGCCACGGGAATGATCTGCGACGCATTGGGAGCTGGCAGGATTTGTCGAGGGGGCAAAGGCGGGCGGCTGTCCCCGCTGGCAACCGTTGCAGTCGTCGCCGGATCTCTGAAGGCCGGTCCGCCATCCATCATCCAATGTAGCAACACCTGATAGACCTTGGCGGCCTCCCTCAGGTTCTCCGTTGAGGGCTCGGTTTGGTTTCTCTCCCATTGAGACACCGCCGACTTCGATATTCCAAGCGCATCAGCAGCTACCTGCTGGGTCATTCCCGCCTTCTCGCGAGCCCAGCGCAGCCGTTCGCCAATGGTGTGCAGATCACCCTCACTCATGAGCGGAACATGCTGGAAGCAATCCCTTCACTCCAGTAAAGAATTACTTGACATGGAAAGTGAAGCGGTGCTTTTCTGAGGCCATGGCACACAACGCTTCGCTTTCCCAGATGGTCACCGCTGCCGTCTCCGCTTGCGGCACAACGGCGGAACTCGCGCGCCGGATTGGTGTGACGCGGCAAGCCATCCGCCAATGGAAGAAAATTCCGATCGACAAGGTCGTCAGTGTTGAGGGCGCCACGGGCATTCCACGCGAAGTCCTTCGCCCTGACATCTTCCGCGGCGGGGAGCGCGCAGCATGATCTGGGCCGCCGTCATCCTCTATTTTCCCGTCGCGATGCTCGGCGCTTGCGCCCTCGGCAATCTGCTGAAGGAGCGCAACTGATGCGCGAACCGTTCATCCCCGACGATCCCGGCATCGATCCCGATTTCGACATGCTCGCTGAACCGCTCACCGGCGGCAACCGCGTGGTCGCGCTGATCGCCGTGATCTTCATCGGCCTCGTTATCGCCGGCCTCATCGGTCTCGCCACTCGGTGGCTTTCATGATTTCTCCCGTCGCAAATCCTCCCCTCTGCGACGGCTCTAGCCGGGTCCGCTCAGCGGCCCGGCCTTTTCCATTCGCTCTGGCGCCTTCCGCCAAGTCGTCGCCTGAGCATCGCCGTCTTCCGAACCGTCTCCTTCGCCTGAGCAAACGCTGTGTTCCTGTCGAGATCAGTTCTCGCACAGGAGCTTTGCAAGGTGTCGGACAAGAGAACCAAGAGCGCGGCTTTTTCGTCCGCGCCCACGGCACAGGTCAGTGAAATGAGTGCAGCTGCGGAAGCTCGCTTTCTTATCCAGGAAATAGCCGGTCCCCAATCGGTGGGCGGCAAGATCAAGTCTGCCCTTGATCGTGTCCATCGCCTCACCGGCCTCCCCTATCGCCGTGTCCGCGGCCTTTGGAGCGGAGAAGCCCGCGCAATCCTTTCAGAGGAAATGGATGCCTTGCGCCGAGCCGCCGCCGGCCGCGCCAAAATCAACGAGGAAACAGCCCGTGACGAACTCGCCGAACTCAGGTCCCGGATGGCCCGCCTCGAAAGCCTCTTGGCTGCGCGGCTTCCGGACATGGTTGGCACTGAAGCTGATCGCCGGGGGGCTTCGAACCTCAGCGGCAGCTGAACACCTGGCGCTGCGTATCGCGCCCTGGATCGAGACTGAAACCCCAGAGCAATAGGAGAGCCCCATGGCCCGCGGGCGGAAGAAGAAAGAGAAAGTCGAGCGCGTCATTAAGATCAAGAAGTCGGAGTTCCGAGCTGCGATCAATGAGGCCTCTCGGCTGAAGGAGCAGTCCTCGAGCTACAGCGGATTCCACGGCCGCCACGTCAAGACTTTCGTCGAGCGTACCGGCTTCAGCCGCCAGGCCTTTGCCGTGATCTCCAAGATGGAGAAGCTCGGTGACGACCTGAAGCGCCAGTCCCTGATGGACGAGATCATCATGGGCTTCGAGCTCATGGGATATAACGATCAGGGCACCCTTTTCGGTCGCGTTTCCGCCAAGCTCGAGAACGATGTCGAAGATGACGATAGCGAAGGCAATGATGAGCCTGAAGCCGAAGGCCTGAAGCAGGACGGCCTGCCACTCGACGAGGCAAGGGAGAAGTTCGAGGCCGCACGCAAGGCCAATCCTCCGAAGTCTGACGCTCTCTCCGCCCTCGCCGGCGAAGAACCCGCCACGGCGCACTGAGGTCGGACATGGCGGTGCCCTCTATCCTTGCGATCGATTTCAGCAAATCGCGGACCGGGGTCTGTTTCGGCAGGCCTGGTCAGCGGCCCACATTGTCCTCGAAGTCCTTCGCGAAGTGGGAGGGCGCCACCCTCGATGAAGCGGCTGCTGGTGTTATCCAGTGGCTGCCAGAGGTCTTGTCCGTCTACAAGCCGGATCTCATAGCCCTCGAAGCCGCGCTGCCCCCGATCGCAAGCCGAGATCAGATCTCCGCGCGCCTCGCCTTGGGCGCCGACTTCATGATCAAGGGCGCGGCCAAGATCCGCGGCATCCGCTGTTTCGAGATCCACGGCAATACCTGGAAGTCCGCAATCCTCGGTTCCGGCAATCTGCCGTCCTCACAGGCCAAGAAGAAATCTCTCCAACTCTGCCGCGGCATGGGCCTGGAGCCCAAGGACGACAACGAGGCCGACGCCTACGCGATCTGGCTCTACGCCGGCATCCACATCGCAAAATTCAACGACGCCGATGCCTTGGCCGCAATCGCCAAGCTGCAATGGAAGCTTGTCGCATGAGCACCTATCCGAAATCCCAGGTGAACATTTCGCTCGACGGCCGCGTCTATGCCGGCCTCCAGAAGCTGGCCAAGACCGCCGGCATGACGACGACCGGCTATGCAACCCAGCTGTTCAGCGCGGCCTATGCCGCTCGGCACATGCCGACCGGCGACCACGCGCTCGACGAAGCAGTTGCCCGGATGTCGAAACCGGCAGCGGTGGCGACGACAGATCCCACCTCAGCTGAGGTCATTGCCCGGCTTCAGGCCCAGATCACCGATCTCCGCGCCAAGCTGACCGAAATGGCGAAGAAGCCAGTTATCTGCCAGCAGCCGCCCGCTCCGGCTGACGAAGCTCTCAAGGCCGAGATCCGATCGTTGTCGGATCGCCTGGTTGCCGCCGCCAGTCACGAACTCCAACTCGGCACCGCGTGCGACGAAATCAAGCGTCTCAGGGCCGAGCTCAAGCGACGTCCCACCGCTCCCATCCCTGACACCGTGCTCGGCCGCTTCCTGCTCGCCTGGAACGCCGAACTGAGGACCGCCGCATGAACGACGAACAGATCAAGGAAGCCGCCATGTTGTGGCTGCGCAACAAGAACACTGCCGAGATCGCACAAGCGCTCTTCATGTTCGAGAGCGATGTCGAGCGGCATCTCAATGAAATCAAGGCAGAGGCCCACCTGATCGCAGCGAGGGCAGCCTGACATGTTCAACTGGGATGAGACGGCTATCGACAATCTGAAACGCCTTCGTTTGGAAGGGCAGAGTGCCAGCGAGATCGCTGCGGCCCTCGGCACGACGCGCAATGCGGTTTGCGGAAAGGCACATCGCCTGGGCATCCCATTCGCTCCTCCGAAGAAGTTTGGCCAGGCCGGAGGGACACCACAAGCGGCGCGCGCGGCGGCAACGGCCAGATCGGCAGGATCCCGTAAGCCTGAGATCACGTTGGCCCCTGCCAAACCGAAGCCCCTCGTGCTGAGCGAGCCCGAGAAGGTCGCAGTCTGGATAGCGCCGCCGCCGTCTGCACCGCGCTCGGCGGGTTTCGGACCGCGCACGATCCTGGACCTGGGCCGCCGGCATTGCCGTTTCCCGCTGTTCAAGGGCCACGAGCCCATCGACCAGAAATTCTACTGCGGAGAGCCGAAGTTCGATGGCTCGTATTGCAAGCATCACGCCTCGCTGTGCGCCGGCGATGGAACGCCGGCCGAGCGCCGCGCCCATCTGGAGGTAGCGGCATGAAAGAGCCCGCCCAAGTCCTCGCTGAGATGGAGGCGGCTGAAAAGGTCGTACTGGTTGATCCCGATTGCCCGTATCCAGCCGAGATCGGCTTCATCCGATCCTGTTTCGACTATCAGCGCCTCGCCGGCGCTCTGATCTACGAGCTCAACCGAGCCGCTGCGTCCGGGATGATCTCGCGGGAAGCACTGATTTTGGTCAACCGGCTGCAGCAACGCACACCGGAGGGATGCCTCGCTCCTTTGGATGGAGGCTGCGCGTGACAGCAGCGTGGCCTTTCGGTGCCTTGCAAGCAGGGAAGTATCGGGTGATCTATGCCGACCCGCCCTGGAAGTTCTCGGCCGGCCCGAACAAGAACCCCAGCCGGCACTATCCGACGATGCCGATCCGCGACATCGCTGCGCTGCCGGTCAAGGAGCTTGCGCACCCTGAGGGATGTCGACTCCTGATGTGGGTGACGCTGCCTATTCTGCTGCTACCGTTCGGGCCCCGCGAAGTGCTGAAGGCCTGGGGCTTCAAATACTCGACCTCCCGCGTCTGGGCGAAGCTCTATCCCCGAGAGGATGGTCTCTTCATCTACCAAGGATCCGTCTCCCGCGGTCCCGGCTATGAATCGACCGGCGATGCTGAGCTGCTGGTGATCGCCAAGCGCGGCCGCGTCCAGCCGATCAAGGGCGGGAAGCCCCGCGGCCTCTTCTACGGCCAGCGTCGTGAGCATTCGCGCAAGCCCGACCATATCCGCGACGAGATTTGCACCCTGTTCGATGGCCCCCGTTGTGAGCTGTTTGCGCGCTCCTCGGCGCCGGGCTTCGATAGCTTCGGGAACCAGGCGACCAAATTCGACGAGGTGGCGGCATGAGTGCGGTCCCCCTGTCTCGCCAGATCTATTCCCTCGATCGCCTGATCAAGCTCGGCGCCCAGGCGCTGCGCAAGGAAGGCGCCCGGCCGTCCGAGGTCGACATGATCATCGCTGACGCCGGTGCCGCCAAGGCGACGCTCGAGGCGATTATGCCGGTCCAGGACGAAATGCGGGAGCTCATCCGCGCTCGGCGAGGTCAGGCATGAACGCGATGGCCCCGCTTCCGTCACGCCCGATTGCGTCTGTCGAAGCCGAACAGGCGATGCTCGGCGCGATTATGCTGAACAACGAGGCCTATGGTGCTGTTGCTGATGTCGTGAAGCCGGAAGACTTCTTCGTTCCTCTTCACAGCACGATCTTCGACCTCATCGGCCGTCAGATCCGCGACGGGATGAAGGTCGACGCGATCACGCTGCGCCAGGCCCTACCCGACATAGAGATCGCCCCTGGCATCCGGACCCAGCAATATCTGATCCGCCTCGCCACCGAAGCGACGACGGTAATCGGCGCCAAGGACTATGCCCGGGCTGTCAGGGAGGCTTTTGTCGCCCGCCAGATCGCAGCCATCGGCGAGGATCTGCGCGCCGCGCCCGACAACGCCAAGACAACCGGGGAAGCCCTGGACGAGGCCTGGAAGCGCCTCGACAGGCTCCGCGAAGACGCCCAAGAGAGCGAGGATAAATCGGCCACCGTCGGCGAGGCCGCCCAGAAGGTTGCCAGGCGCATCACTGAGATCAAGGCTGGCAAGTTCGAGTCCGTGGTCAGCACCGGCCTCGCCGAGTACGACAAGGCGATCGGCGGTGGTTTCAGGGCCGGTCGTCTCTACGTTCAGGCCGGGCGACCCGGGCAAGGCAAGACGGTTCTTGCCCTCGCCCAGGCCCGCCGCATCGCTCGCGCCGGTCACGGTGTCATGTTCTTCAGCTTAGAGATCGACGACGAGGAAACCGCGGCGCGTGTCATCGCGGCTGAACTTGCTCGCTCCACGAGCCCGCTGACCTATCGCGACATCCTCACCGGCCAGGTCGACGATCACAGTCACGAGCGCGTCGCAGAGGCCGCGCTGCGCATGCAGGAATGGCCGCTTCGCTTCGACTGTACCGGTGGCGTGTCCATGGCCCAGATCGCGGCCAGGGCCCGGCTCCAGAAGGAGCGTCTCGCTAAGGTCGGCAAGGAGCTCAAGGTCGTCTTCATCGACTATCTCGGCCTCCTCAAGGTCACAGATCGTTACAAGGGCAACGCCACGATCGAACAAGGCGAACTCGCCCTCGCCGGCAAGACAATGGCCAAGGAGCTCGGCGTCGCGATGGTGATGCTGGCCCAGCTCAACCGCGGCGTCGAAGGGCGCGAGGATAAACGACCGACGATGGCAGATCTCCGCCAATCCGGGAACATCGAAGAGCACGCCGATTGCGTCGGGCTGCTCTACCGGCCGGCCTACTACCTGGAGAAGACGGCCAAATACAAAGCCAACGACCAGGACGCCGTCGATGAGATGGCCGCCATCAAGCACGACTTCGAACTGATCATCGACAAGAACCGCCTCGGCCCGACCGGGACCCGCCATTTCTGGTGCGACGTCTCGCTGAACTCGGTCGAGGACAAGACGAGGTACTGATGACCGACCTTCCCCCTCCTCTTGTTCCGGTAGATGTCGACCTCCGCGACTTTGCGTTCATGCCCCTGGACGTCGTGCGCCTTCGCGACAGCGACATTGCAGCTTTGGCGACCGGTGATGAATTCCGGGCCGCCGTGATGCTCTGGTGCGCCTCCTGGCATCAGGAACCAGCGGCCAGCCTGCCGAATGACGAGATCGTTCTCTCGCGCCTGGCGGGCTACGGAAGGGTCGTCAAGGAATGGCGTACGGTCAGACAGGGCGCGCTTCGGGGCTGGGTGCTTTGCAGCGACAATCGGCTGTACCATCCCGTCATCGCCGAAAAGGCCAATGAAGCATGGCGATCGAAGCAGCGTCACGCATGGTCGAAGGAATGCGATCGCCTGCGGAAAGAGAACAAGCGCCGCTCGGAAAACAGCCAGACGCAGCTCGGAATTCCGACGCTTGAGGAATGGATTTCCGCAGGAAGTGGTGGAGAATTCCGAAAGAACCCCGCGATCGTTCCAACGGAACATCCCAACAATTCCGGCGGAAACGATAATTGTTCCGACGGAAATCCAGCGGAAAATGCTCTTAAGGGACAGGGACAGGGACAGGGAGAAGATAATAGGGATGCTTCGCATCCTCCGCGTACGCGCTCGACCGCCTCCGACGACGGGTGGCCTGTCGACTGTTTCGACCAGTGGTACCGGATCTTTCCCAAACATGTTGGCAAGGCTGACGCCCTGAGGTCGTTCGAACGATTGAGGAAGTCGAGGCAGGTCACCTGGCCCGATCTGCTCGATGCGACTGAGCAGTTTGCCCACAAAATCCGGCGCAATCCGCCCGAAGACCCGAAATTCATCCCACATCCAGCGACATGGCTGAACAAAGGCCGCTGGTCCGATGAGCCTGATCCGCCAACCTCTCTTTTTGCCGCCCCCCGCCAAGGAAACCGCCCCCATGACCGAGCAAGCGCACTCAATGCAGCCTTCGATGACCTCGAGCATCGCCACGCTGGAGCGTCGGATCCTCGCTCTGCGGGACGGGGATCCGATGTACTCCTTGAAGATTTCGGACGAGGACCTTTGTCGGATCGTCGAGGCGAATTTCGCTGACCTCCAGATGCCATCACCGCCTGATGCCATAGCGCTCGCCAGGACGTTGATGGGGGCATTTCGGGCCTCAGACTACCAAGACCCGAAGGTGTTCTCTGGTCTGCTCTGCGAGCTCTTCCTAGCCTACCCCCTCGCACATGGCCAAGCCGTCATCTCCCCGGTCGACGGACTGCCCTCGCGTCTCAAGTTCGCGCCGGCACTCTCCGAAGTCAGGGAAGCGCTCCAGGCCCTGTCCGACCAGCGCCGAAAGCTAGCAGGACGAGCCGCCAGCGAGATCAAGGCGAGGGAGCGCGAACGGGCTGAACGGGAACGTGATGCCAAGTTCGAAGCCGAGCGAGAAGCCAATCGCCGGAACCATGAAGCCCAGGAATCCACCAAGTCTGGAGCCGCAGCATGACCGCCGCCAACAAATCCGCCCCCGCTGACCTCGCAAAGTATACGGGTGAAAAAATAGAAAACATGAGCATTTCGGAGTTCCGAGGCTTCGTTCTCTACCTCTCGAAGACCGAGGGAATGAGCCAGCGCGAGATCGCAGCCATCACCGGCCGCACCAACCAGGCGATCGGGCGCATCCTGAAACGCATGGAGGCAGCACCCGGGCGCCGCGGCGCAACACGCATCATCAGCGGCCGGTCTCATCATCGGATCGCGAAGAAGTTCGCCGAAATGGCCCAGGCCAGCAACCGCAGCGTCGGCAGTTATCACGACCTCTGGATGCGGGCGATCACCGAGGATCCGGTCGGGGCGACGAGGTTCCTGGGCAAGATGGCGAAGGGGGCGCGGTGATGGCGCTACTCGGCTTCGGGCTTCGGCTTACCGGACGCTGCGAGCTCTCGTTCCCGGCGCTCGACCTCCTTCTCGACGACTTCCCGTATGAATTCGGCGCGACGGTTCTTCCCAGCAACAGCGTCGATCCGCTCGGCCATGCCCTTCGGCAGCCGAACGGGAATCATCTGCAGATTGAGCGGCGGCCGTCCCATTCGCCGGCCACTATCCGATATCGTAAATTCCGTCAAATAGGCCTCCATAAGCGATATCGCTTATTGACAGCCAAGCTTATAACCGATATCGCTTATCCCATCAACCCGGCACAAGCCAGATGGGAAAGCGAGATGAAGGTCACGGCACAATTCGATAACGCCAAGCACGCTGTCTCCCTTGAATACGATCGCAAGCTGATGGGCGTGCGCTACGCCACCAACGCTGAGCACGTCGCCGAATTCTACATGCGCAAGCGTGCCGAGTTCTCGCAGATGCGCCACGTGGTCGGGTCTGACCGCCATTACGACGCGGTCGTTTCTGACGCCTGACCTCCCTCGCTGAAGCCCCCTTCACGCGCTCTTGGATGGCGAAAATGTCCCCTCCCGCATCACCCGCCACGCTGCTCACGGTCTTTGCGATCTGCGCGATGGCCTACCTCTCCGCTCTCGGCATCGGCGCGTTCTGCCAGGGATTGCTGCGATGAGCGTCCAACCCTTCCCCCAATCCTCGTCCCTAAAGCGCAAGCTCTCGGGCGAGATCGTGAGGCGCTGAGATGATGAAAGTCTCCACTGAAATTGAGGCGGAAGACGTTGCTGACGAAATGCGACGTGATCCTAAGTTTGGAATGGATGTGCTGGCGTATCTCGCGGAGAAAACAGACCCGTTTTACTTCGAACGAGACGGATGCGTTCCAGGTATCTTCCACATGAACACAGCCTCCTTCCTCAGGAAGCTGGCAGATATGATTGATGGAGGTCAGCCATGACCTCCCCCATTCCCCCCGCAGAAGCCAAGAACGCAGGACTAGCGTCGGAAGGTGGCGATATGACCCCCCTCGAAATCCTCAAGGCTGCACGCGAGCTGATCTCTGTTCCTGAGCGGTGGACGCAGGGCGGTTCGGCCAGGGACAGGGATGGCATATGCGTTAAATCAGCAAGCGCCTATGCAGTTTGTTGGTGTGCGGCGGGTGCCGTCTACAAGACCGGCTGCAATGATGACGCCTCCTTGCGCGCCCTGCGTTTCCTGGACGCTGTTTCCGGCTCAACTATCGAGCCTTTCAACGACAGCCACACCCACGCCGAGGTCCTGGCCGCCTTCGACCGCGCCATCGCAGCAGCGGAGGGCGGACGATGACCAAGACCGAGACCGGCGGGGCGTTTCCCGTGTGCCCTCGCTCAGTGCACACCGTAGATGACGACGGCTTTCCCGTCGATTGCGGGTATCCGCAGTGTGGGTGCGACCGAGTTACTGCCCCCG